TAACTTTAGATTCTTCTTCTACAATCTCTTCTTCATTAACTTTAGATTCTTCTTCTACAATCTCTTCTTCATTAACTTTAGATTCTTCTTCTACAATCTCTTCTTCATTAACTTTAGATTCTTCTTCTACAATCTCTTCTTCATTAACTTTAGATTCTTCTTCTACAATCTCTTCTTCATTAACTTTAGATTCTTCTTCATTAACTTTAGATTCTTCTTCTACAACCTCTTCTTCATTAACTTTAGATTCTTCTTCTACAACCTCTTCTTCATTAACTTTAGATTCTTCTTCTACAATCTCTTTTTTTAGTTCATTAGGAATCCATTTAAATATAAATACTGGTTCATCTGATTCAATTCTAACAAATTGATTAGAAATATTAAATAAAGATAGTTTGATAGATTCATGATGAAAATCATAGATTTTTTTAGATTCTAATTTTATTAATTTTTTATATTTATCAATTAGTTCGATAGAAACATATCCATTATCCTTGGCACTAACAATTAATATTCCTGTATTATATATAATATTTTTACACATTTCTATTTTAATAGTATTAACTGGAGAATAAATAATAGTATTAGGATCTACCTGTATAGGCATACCTATAGTTGATGGGACATGACAAACGAAATTCATTTTATATATTATTAAATATTGTTTTTTTAAATTAATATATTCTATAACAAATAAAAATTAATATTATATTTTTTATAAAAAATATAACTATATTTACTAACATTTAAAATTAATTATTATTATTATTAAAGTGATAATAATAATAGATAATATTATTACTAATAATAGAGGTATTATATTAAATATATCATTATATGTATATAATTTTCTATATTGGGATATTTCATTATCTATCATTTTTTTAATTTCTATAATATAGTCATTTCTTATCTGATTAGATTTATTAATAGAATGAATATATTCTATTAATTTAATATTATGATCAATAGAATTGAATAAATGATCACTATCTACCTGACAATTACATACATTACACCAATTAATTAGAATAATTTTATTATTTATATCATGTACATGATATCTTTTACTAATTAATATATTACTATTAAATGTTTTTATAATTTTTTTAAAATTATCTGATTTATATTTTAAAAATAATCTTAATTCATCTATTGTAATTATATATTTATTTTTATTAGATATAATAAATTCTAAATCAATAATATACTTTATAATTTTAGTATTAATTGAATAATTTGAAATTGTATCATCATTAATATATGCAATATTAATAATTGTATCATTATCACTCATAATTATATTAAAAAAATAAATGTCAATTTTAAAATTTTATATATTCTTTTATAAAATTTGTATCTGGATGATATTTAATCATTATTAACTCTTCTATTTTAATCCATAATTTTCTTAAAAATAATCTATTTATAAATCTCCGTTCTAAAAGTTTTACTATTTTTTTCTTTTTATAATAATTAAAATTATTTTTTGAAATAAAACTCCAATTCCAACGTTTATTTGGATTATCTAATATATCTTTCATAGTTATATTAGGATTTAATGAAATATAATTCCAATTCCAATGTCTATTTGGATTATCTAATATATCTTTCATAGTTATATTAGGATTAGATGAAATACATTCCCAATCCCAAAGTTTATTTGGATTATCTAATATAAATTTTATAGTTATATTAGGATTTTTTGAAATCTGATACCAATTCCAAGGTTTATCTGGATTATCTAATATATCTTTCATAGTTATATTAGAATTTTTTGGGATTATATCCCAATTCCAGTTTATATTAGGATTATCTAATATATCTTTCATAGTTATACTAGGATTGATTGAAATCCAATGCCAATTCCAAGGTTTATCTGGATTATTTAATATATCTTTCATAGTTATATTAGGATTTAATGAAATACAGTTCCAACTCCAAGGTTCATCTGGATTATCTAATATATCTTTCATAGTTATATTAGGATTGATTGAAACACATCCCCATTTCCAAGGTTTATCTGGATTATCTAATATATCTTTCATAGTTATATTAGAATTGATTGAAACACAACTCCAATCCCAACGTTTATTTGGATTATCTAATATATCTTTCATAGTTATATTGGGATTGAATGAAATACATTTCCAATTCCAAGATTTACCTGGATTATCTAATATAAATTTCATAATTAAATTAGGATTTGATGAAACCTGATTCCAATTCCAACGTTTATCTGGATTATCTAATATATCTTTCATAGTTATATTAGGATTTTGTGAAATCCATTTCCAATTCCAAGATTTATATGGATTATCTAATATAAATTTCATAGATATATTAGGATTTTCTAAAATTAATTGCTCTAGATCACTCATAGTTATATTAACAAAAATAAATATCAATTTTACTAAAATTTTATATATTCCTTTATAAAGTCTGTATCAGGATGATATTTAATCATTACGAATTCTTCAATTAATAATTAAAAGATAACTAAAATAAATACTAAAAAAATTAAAACAGTTGAATCCCAGAAATCTTATAATTAATTATTTTATATTTATTCAATTTCATTAAAAAATTTTAAATTATAAATATAAATTAATTTTTAGCAGTTATTTCACTAAGTGGGATAATATCATTATCATATATCTTTTGATTAAATAGATATTTTTTATCCATAGTACCAATATGTGTTTGTAAAAATGTATTATTTTCATTTACATCAGTATCAAATTTAAAATTTCCTATATCTGTAGTAGTAATATTTTTATTATTCTGTTTATTATTTATATTATTATTTTCTTTAATCTGATAATATTTCTCTTTGCTTATTTTTGTTATATCTAAATTATTAGTTGGTTTATATTGTTTAGATTGAGTATATTGTAATAATCTATCAGGGGTAGTTTTTACATTAGCTCCAGTTATTTCTAATGTAGGCATAATTGGTTTATTATTCATAGTTTGTTTAATTTTAGTAATACTAAAATTATATCTTTGAGTTAATCTATCCTTATATGTTTGTTTATTATCACCTACAACAGATCTGATTATTTTACGATTATCGGTATTAAGTTTTTTATGATTTAAATTTTTATTAGTATATGTAAAATGTTGTTTGATTTGTACCTTTCCTACATTTTCACGATTTTTATTAGGATTATAATTTTTAATAAATTTTTGTTTTATCTTAATTTCATTATTATATTTTTTATCTATAATAGTTTCTAAAATCTTACCCCCTTTAAATTTAGATTTTTTAAATAATAAATTATTTTTAAATTCATCTTTTAATTCTACATTAACTGACGAATTTAATTTTTTTGATTTTTTTATATTATCAACCATTTGTATTACTGATTTATTGATATTATTCTTATTTCCTTGTTTATACTTAGTATCCTGTTTAGCTAATCTATAAATTGCATTAACTGATCTATCTACATCACCCTTACTCCTATATAAATTAGATATACTACTTACCTTAAATTTTAATTCTGGTTGAACATTCCAATTTAATCCAATTTTATTAGATAAAAGACTAACTGGATTATGATTAAATTTTGTAACTATCTGTTCAGATGATTCTAATAATTGTTTATTTTCTTCATGAAGAGTACTATTATATAATTGCATTCTTACAATTGGATCTGTACTATATGCTCTATGAATAGTATCATCAGATTCATCAAATAATGAACTATATTTTCCCATATTATAATTAATACCATCTCTTGCTATTTTATTCATTTTCTTTCTTGGAATAATACCCTCAATTAAGATTTTAGTATCATCATTTTGTAATTTACCTTTAATATATTTTTCATATCTAAATTTATTTTGTTCTACTATTTTAGAAGCTATTGGTTCATTGGTAGTACCCCTTTCATCCTTAGTTAAATCACCCATAAACATTTCTGGATGATATGGATCTCTTTCATATCTAGAACCATTATGCATAATATTAAATCTATTTTGACGATTAATATTATCCTTACTTGGAATCTCTTCTTCAAAAAGAGGTGCATCGCATCCAGTATATTTTATATTATCTTTCATAAAATTAGAAACTGTATTAGGATCATAGTATACATTTTGAGAAACCTTATTTTTATTAATTAAATAATCAAGAGGTATTGACCCAATATTATATCCATTTGACATTTTTACTTATTATATTTAAACTGATATTAAAAAATTGATAATATAATATAAATTATAATTAGAGACTATGTTTTTGACAACTCAATTAGAATTAAATTTAATTTTAACTAATATTAATTCTATTTATTCTAGAGACTATAATAAAACTTTATTACAATTAGCCAAGGATAGATATGAAAAAAAGTGTTATAATAATCAATATATTGATAATATTATAAATATTGTGAAACGTTCATTACCTAATATAATTAGAAGAGATTTAAATGGTAGTGTAAGAGTATTTGTGGTAGTTAATGTATCTGTTATTGTATATGATGAATTTGATATTATCACAAATATGCGAGTTTCTAATATAATTAAAAAAGAACAAATTAATAATATGGAAATGTTAGAATGTAAAAATGATCATTGTTTAGCATTATTTTCATTAAATAATAAATTAATAGGGATTAATGTGGGAGATATAATACCTATTAGAGTAAAAACTATATCTTATGAAATTAATAAACCATATATAATTGTAAATATATCACCATTTATATTAAAGGATATACCTGAAGTATTATATTCAGTTAAACCTATTTCCAATGCTGATACTAAATATATAACTGATAAAATCATTCCTATGTTAAATACATATACAGAGATTAAAAATAATCTAATTAAGGATGATATAAATAATCAAAGATGGAATTATTTTAAAGAATTATTATATCCATATAAAATTAAAAGGAAAAATAAAAATAATAAAAATATTTTAAAATTTGATTTAAATGGAATTTATAAATTGGATAATACTATTCAAGATTCTGATCTTGAAGTAATATCAGTATCAGAATTAAATGAAAATGATATACCTATAGATATAGAACCATCTATATTTTATGAAAAATTAATATTCAAGGCTTGTAAAGAAATTGATACTATTAATAAAATGGTAGAGATATATCGTGATCCTATAGTTTTTGATAATCATCAACATATATTTAAATTTTACTTAGATAGTAAATTGAAATAATATGATAATTATATATATATTTTTGTATAATGTCAGAAAAACCAACTCCAAAAATTATAAAAAATTATATTATTACAAATGTAAAAAATTTAGATAATAATGATTTTATTGATATATGTAAATTAATAAAATTACAAACTACAGATTATTCTATGGTTATAGTTAAAAAAAAAGGTACATTTATAAATTTAGATAAATTAGATATTGAAATATTAACTGAATTATATTCCATGATTAGTACAAAATTACAAAGAATTATAAATAATAATTGATATTATTTATTTTTTTTAATTCATAAAATTGATAAAAATACTATAATTATAATAATGAATCTAGAGAATTTAATTGATAAACCATTTAATAGTATTAATGCTCTAAATAAATTTATAATTGAAAATAATTATATTATAGATAAAGTTAAATATATAAATCTAATCAATTTTAAATTTTATAAGAATATTAATAAAGTAATATTTAATGATTTTATTAAATATGTTAATAACATTGATAAATATTGTATTAATATCAATTTATATAAAAAATATACTTATAGATATGATAGATATTTTAATATATTTAAATGCTTAAAAACTGGAAATCTTGTAATGATGAAAGATTATCATATTTATAATTCTAAATATGTTTTAACAGTAAATGCATTTATAAAATTAATGATACATTCTAAAATTCCAATTGTTAGTAAAATGTTTAATAGATATTATAAATTTATAAATATTTGTAATAAATATTTTAGATATATTGAAATTAAAAAAAAATCTAAAACTACTAATAATATTTTAAATATTTCTAATTTAGATTTACTATTAAATAATTTAGAATTGAATTAATAATTATTTTTTTATTAATATACATATATACTTTATATTTTTTATAAGTATAAAAATGGCTGATACTATCTTTGATAATTTTATTAATTCAGTATATACTGCTGGAAATGCACAATATTATTTTAAGGCTAATGGTGGAGATATATTTGGAGGAACTGAAAATTTTGATATATCTGAATATATTAGTGATGAAGAAAATATTAGTGATGAAGAAAATAATAATATTGAAGAAAATAAAGAAGTTAAACATATAGAAGATGATGAAACTATGAGTGAAGAAGATGATGAAACTATGAGTGAAGATGATGGTGAAAATATTGAAGAAGATAAAGAAGTTAAACATATAGAAGATGGTGAAACTATAAGTGAAGAAGATGATGAAACTATGAGTGAAGAAGATGGTGAAAATATGATTGAAGAAGATAAAGAAGTTAAACATATAGAAGATAGTGAAAATATGATTGAAGAAGGTGGTGGAAAAAAGAATAAAGAAGAAAATAATAAAGAGAATGTAGATGATGTAAATATGAATGAAGAAGAGAATAGTGGAAAATTTGAAACTATAGATTTTTCATTAAGAGATAATACTACTACTAAAATAGATTTACCAATATATGGTAAAGGAGATAATAATCCATTAATTCATAAAATTAATATAGATATTACTTCTAATGAAAATAAAAAAAATAGTTTATCACATACAATAACTGCAGAATATATTAAATCAATTATGAGTTCAGATGATTAGATTTTAATAAATTAATTAATTCTTTTCTTTTATCGTCAGTTAATTTTTTATCCTTATCTTCATATTTACTGGTGGCCTTTTCTAATGTAGAAAGAATCTTATCAGTTTCCTTATCTAAATTAGATACCATATCATTATATAATTCATTAACCTGAGATAAATTTAAATGATTATTAATCTCCTGAAGAATATATTTATAATATAACGCATATTGTTTATTTTTAAAATAATAAACATTAGATGATTTTTGGGATATAAATTTTTGCTCTTCTGGAGTTTTTTTAACTCCCCATACAAGTTTAATATATTTTTTAAATGCCTTATGAAAAAATACTCCTTCTGATATTAAATATTCAAATACAATAGGATGTATTTGTGCAAATAATTTAAATTCTTCATTATGATCTTTAATTAAATTCTTTTTTTCACGTAGGGATAATTCCTTAAATTCTATATTATTTTTCTTAGGATTTAAAAATTTAATAATTCTTTCTACAATATTGACACCTTCATCATACATACGATTGATATTTATTTCTGTTAATTTTTTATCTTTTAATTTACATTTTTCACATTGTACTTTTATAGGTACAGCATCTTTCATATTAAATATGTCTTTATTTTTTTCAACAGTCAGTAATATACATTCTTCACAATTAATTGGTTCCATACTAAATATATAATATTATATAATATTATATTATATATTTAATTAATCTCTACAATGAGATGTACTTCGTATAAACATATTTTGCACTGTAAATAAAATTGGTAATGCCATAGATATAAATTTAATAACAGATGATATATTATTAAGATTATTTAAATCATCTATTTCCTTTTTATATGTAGTATCATTTTCTACATTTGAAATAAAATTTAATTTAGCATCATATCTAAATTGACATGAAATTAGATATATACCATAACATAAAAGTATCATAGTTAATATAAACATTACACGCTCCTTCCAATCATTTTTAACATAATATCCCCTAGAATTTATTAATTTTTGCGATCTATTCCATAGATTATTTTTACCAGTAAAATATGCTAATCCATGACATTTAGAATTAAGGACATTATTTTCAATAGTATCTTTAATATAATTTTCTAAATCAATATCTAACGTAGCACGTCTATGTTTTATATTATCTGAATTATCTACATTATCTAAATCATCTAAATTATCTAAATTATTTCTATTTGTTGGAATTACAACTCTCTTACTAAAATTTCCCATTCTATATAATACTAAAAAAAATAATTAATAAGAATAATAAATCTATTTCTTTTTAATAATTTTATTTAAAAAATCCATTTCTTTATTATCAAGATTCTTATTAACAAATTTTCTATTTTCCCATGATTCATTATCACTTTGTAAAGATTTAATATTATGAGATTTATTAATATTTAATATTTTATCTTTAGTTTTATTTTTAGTTTTTTTATTAGGTAATTTACCTCGATTAGAATAGATTGAATCCATCTTACTTAGAGCATTTGCTATATCATTCTCATTCATAGGGATTTCTTTATTTTGATATTTACTACCAGTATATAAATTACCCTTTGTACTTTCATTTTCATCATCATCTTCATTTTTATAATCATTCATTTCATTTAAAGCCATTTTATAATAATTAGTTTCAATACTAGTATTATTGATAGTATCAATATTATTAACTTCATTAGTATTTTTATTATTTAATAGTATTGATAATTTTTGAATAATTTGATTTACTCCATATATAAACTCATTATCTATATTAATTGCTGGAATGGATTCAATCCCTGATTTTATATATTTATCAATATTATTATCATCTACTATTTTAATATTAATAAGATATTTATTATCATTTAATGATTCATGATATTCATTTAGAAATGATATTAATTGTTTATTATATTGGTTATGTTTTTTATTATCTTTCAATAAAACTATAATTTCATTCATACTAATATATATTAATAATACCTGTATTATTTTTTAATTGAATATATAAAAATTGATAATAATACATATATATATAATACTAAGCATGGTAGAAATTAAAAATATTAAAATTAATAAACATACTATTGATTTATCAAAAACTAAATATAAGGAACTATCTAAATTTATTCCCACTAATTTTCATAAAAAAATTTCATTTGAGTTATCAAAAACTCACCCTGGATTTGCCAATGGACTTAGAAGAATATTAACTAATGAATTACCTATGAAATATTTAACTGTATCATTAACTGATATAAATAGTGATGATAAATATATTATTAGTGAAAATATTCAAAGAAGATTAGAGATGATACCTATTAATCAGGAAATAAGTGAAGAGACTATTTTAAATATTAAATTTGAAAATAATACAGATTCATATATTAATATAATGTCTAATTTATTAAAATCTAATGATTGTGGTAAAGAAATAATATTATGTGGTCTTAATTCTCAATGTACTCTATCTATTAGTAATATCAGAGTTGCTACCACAAAAGGATATAATAATGGTAGATGTTCCTTAGGAAAAGTATGTTATGAAATTATTAATTGTGATATGTCTCTACCATCATTAGAATCAAATCCTACAGACTTTAAAATATCATTAGAAATTTTAGATATTTTAGGAGAGCCTATATATTTTATAAAAAAAGCACTTGATGAAATAAAAATAAGATTAGATAATATTAATTTTAATAATTCTATAATAGAATATGAAATTTATAAATTACATTTATTTAATGAAACACATACAATTGCAAGATTAATAAGTAGATATATATTTGATATGATAAAAACTATTGATTATGTTCAACCTAGAATTATTCATCCAAGTAAGCGTGAAATTATAATAGATATTAAACATCCAGAAGGAGAAAAATTATGTAAATCTGCAATCATTGAAATTAAAAAAGATATTGATAAAATTTATCGTGTATTAGATACTAAATAATATAATATATTATAAATTTTGTATATATTTACAATATTCTGATAATAATATTTTTATATATTTACATATTATTTTTTTTTCTTCATTATCATATTCTATCCATAGATTACGTAAAATAGATATTATTTGTATAAATTGAGGGTTTTCTGTTTTAGATTCCCATTTTAGATTTAATAATTCATCCCATTTATCATTTACTATATATTCTTTATATAGAAATATGGAATCTCCAGTTTTTTCTATAATAAGATCTCTATCAGATACCAAGGCTACTCTATATTTCTGTTTAATTTTATCTATTAAATTATTATTAGGTATTGTATTATCTAAAATATCTATAAGTTTTTTAAATGTTTTATTATATTTTTTAATTATTTCCTCAGACATATTTATATTATGTTAAATTAAGATAGTTTATAATATAAATATAAATATCTAATTAAAAAATATAGAAATGGGTCGTGGTAAAAAAAATATTAAAATAATTAGTACTCCAGATTTAGATATAGATATTAATGAAATTAATACAATCTTTCAACAATTATCTGGAGACCCAAATAAGGTAGATCCAGAAATTATTTTAGATAAATTTACAAGATTAAAAAATACTATAATTCGATGTAATAAATTATTAACCAAATTTAAAGAAAATATTTTAGATAGATTACATACTAAAATTCAAAGAGATATATATTTTAATGGAGAGATTAATAAATTAACAGATTTTATTAAAAAATCTGAAAATTATTTAGATGAAGAAATTACTGATGAAAATAGAGTATACTTTTATCAGAATTTAAAAGAATGTTTTATTGTAGAAGAATATTTATATATTTGTAAAATTTTAACCAAAAATGAAAATTGTATAAAAGATAGATTACATTTAAGTGATTCATTTATCAAACGTGCCGTAGGAGAAGAATTTTTTATATTTAAATTTTCTGATATTAATTTTAAACATTTATTTACTCATATTTTAGAAGAAAATATATTAGATGTACAAGAATTAAAAAATGCTAAACATTATATTCTTCTTACCTTAAATATGTTATATATTAGTACTCAAGATATATATAAAATTATTAGTAGTCCAGATATTGATATTAATAAATTTACTGATATTATTTTTACCGCTATTAAGGCAGCTAGAAAACAAATTCCGAGATGTGATAAGGCATTTAATATGATATCTAATTCTATGGATATGCTTAAATCTAATATGAATGTATATTATAAGGATTTTATTGCTACGAATAATCCTACTATTATTTTTGAAAATTTTATTCAAGATGTATCATCTGAAACTAATATAGATACCAAAACATTAATGCAATTTAAAAAAATTATATCCTTCTTTAGAAAACGAGCTGATAGTATGCCTAAAAATAATAAAAGTGCTGAAGTTAATAGTATGTTTGGTATATTAGATAAATTAATGAAAATTATGGAAGATGATAAACCTCAGAAAGATACTAAATCTTCTGTAGAAAATAATGAATCTGAAGATGAAATTATCGAATCAGATAATAGTACTACCGATGATGATAATTTTGAAAAAATTACTATAGAAGATATTGAAGAAAAATAAATTATTTTAATCTATAAATATATTTTCTAAATTTTTCCATAGATTCATCAGTAATAACAAATTCTGGATTATTAAAATCATCTGGTTGAACTCCATTTAATCTGGAATAAATATAAAATAAACTATAGGCTCCACAATTTCCAGTTGTATCTTTTTGATGTTTTATATTACTTATCTTTTTATAAATACAATTTTTACCAGTTTTTTTTGATATATCTAATGATGTTTTAATCCAGAATTCATTAAATTGTGAATTATTTATATTAGAACCAGACGAATTAAATAATTCTATAGTTATACATTTTTTAGATGGTGATGATGGATCTTGCTGATCGGTAGATATAAATATAGAAAACCAATGCTGCCCACTTTTATATGATGGATCAGTATTAAAAATAACTCCAAATGATGTAAGTTTATTACAATTTCCAATATCTAATTTACATGGTTTATTAAATTCATTACCAAAATTTATATTCTTAATATTATAAACCTTATAATCATATAGATCTATATTTTTTGGTGTAAAAAATTCCAAATCTATCATATGTATAAAGCTATACATAAATCCAGGATTTTTTAATTTAAGTTGATGCATAACATTATCTATTTCAGTATTATCCAACCAATGATCACCATCAAAATTTGCTGTTATAGGTTTTAATGAATCTAATTCTATTTTATCTTTAATTTCTTTTGGTATTTCCTTTAACTTATCCAATAAACAAGAATCATTACTACATTTATTATCACTTTTAAGTTTATCTATATCATCAGTTCCTGTATATTTAGATATTATTTTAATATTTTTTTCACTAAAACATGTTTGTTTATTTTTAAATTCCTCATTTAGAGAGCATTCATTTTCATCCATCTCTATAATATATATTATTATATATATAGAAATATGGATACTAATATTTCACTAAATAAAGAGTACGCATTATATGCGGATAATAATTATAAAGATTATCAAACTCAATTAGATACAATTATTGAAAAGAGTAATACTCTTAGATTAAATACATATCAATTATTTATAAAACATTTATTAGATCCTAGTTCTGATATTAATAAATTATTATTAATTCATGGTACTGGTACTGGAAAAACCCTTAGTTCATTAGCAGTGGCAAGTCAATATATAAAACAATATAAAGAATATAAATCAAATGATATTAGATATATAGTTATTATTGGATTTACTCATGATATATTTAAACGGGAATTACTTTCTCATCCCGAATTTGGATTTATTACTTCAGATGAATTAAATGAATTAAAAGAATTATCAAGGGAAAGTATTAATTCCAAATTATATGATGAAAAAAGAAATTCTTATATGCGTAGATTTAAATTAAGTTCATATGGAGGTATATTTAAATTTATTGGATATAAACAATTATTTTTAAATATAATTAATAATAATCAACTTCTTGAATATACTAAAAAAACTGGAATTAAGAATATATCTACTAATTTATTAAAACAATTAATAGAAGATGGTATAGTAGATGTTAATTATGAAGTAATTAATGATTTCAAAAATTCCTTATTAATTTGTGATGAAATTCATAATGTATATAATTCTGATGATCAAAATAGCTGGGGATGTGCTATTGAAATGATTATAGATTATTTTAATGATAAAAAAAAAATTAATACTGCCATCTATAATTCTATACGAATATTATATCTTTCAGCTACTCCATTAACTTCTGGACCTACTGAAATTGTTAGTATTATTAATTTATTAAATAATGAAGAAGATAGAATTGTAGAATCTGATATATTTATATCCAATTCAATTAAACTTAAACCAATAGCTACTAAATTAATAGAATCTAAAATTAATGGTAAGATTAGTTATTTAATGGATGCTAATCCAGAAAGATATCCAATACCTAATTTTGTAGGTCAATCATTAGATAATATGAAATATTTAAAATTTAATCAATGTATAATGAAATCTTATCAATTAAATACCTACAATAAATATATTAATAAGGAATATGATATTGACAATACCGCAACTAATACTATGATCGATATTATTTATCCTAATCCAGATAATGATACATTTGGAATACCATATTACGATAAACTTGTAACTAATAGAGAGTTAGGTATTAAAAAAATAGATAATAATATTACTGGAGAATTTTTACTAGAAGATAATATTTCAAAATACTCATCTAAATATTTTGAAATATTAAAAAAAATTAAATCTATACAATCAAATGAAAAAATTTTTATTTATCATCCCTATGTTTATGGTAGTGGTGTAAATTTAATATCTAATATGTTAAGTATGAATGGATTTTTAAATGAGGTAGAATCATCTAATAATAATTCTATATGTTATACATGTGGAGTTGTATTAAAGGATCATAAGGACACAAAACATGAATTTAGTCCTATTAGATATACTACAATTACTGGATATCTTTCTAAGGGGGATGTTAATAAATTATTAACTCGATTTAATAGTGATTATAATACAAATGGTAATGATATAAAAATATTAATAGGTTCTAGAACTATGCGAGAGAGCCATACATTAAAATCAATTAGACATCTTATCATTTCTCATATCCCTAGTAATATATCAGAAATGATTCAAATTATAGGTAGAGTAGTTAGAAAAAATTCTCATATATTATTACCTAACGATCAAAGAAATGTTAAAATTTATATTTATACAACATCATTACCATCTGGATTATCTATAGAAGAAGAAAATTATAAATTAAAACTTGATAAATATATACAAATTAATAAAATAGAAAATATATTATTTAATGTATCTATTGATTATTTAATCAATTTTAAATTTAATAGTAAAACTAAAAATAAACTTATAGGTGAAGTTTTTGATCAAGATTATAAAAAATATAAAGTATATCAAACTAATCTTAAATCATTAACTAATATAAAATATGATAGATTTAATGCATTTTTTATAGAAGATGAAATTGATGCTATTAAAATTATTATAAAAAGGATATTTTTAGAGTATCAGAAAATACTTACATATGATATACTATTTGAATTAATAAAATCTCCACCATTTACAATTTATTTAAATACATCATTATTTTCTAAACAGTCATTTGCAGTTGCATTAAATGAACTTATATTTACTAAAACTGATATAGATATAATTCAAGTTAATACTAATTCAGAATTGATATCTATAATTGATCCTAATACTAAAATTATTATAAACTCTAATGGGGATAAATTTATAATAATTTATGAATATGGATTATATATTATTTATAATATGGATTCCTATATAAATAATAATTTTGATATAAATGGAATTTATGTTAATACAGAATACAATTCTACATATATAGAGGATAATATTAGTTTATATGATACATATAATAATATTAATAATCTTATTAATATAGATAATATTCTTAAATCTATATCATCTAAATTTTCTAATATAGAAAATTTAGATATTCTATCATATGAATATTTAATCCAGCATATAATAAAACAAATATGGAATAAATTATTTAAAAATATAACTATTACTAATAGTAATTTACTTTTACAAATATTAAAATTTTATTTATCTAAGGGTATAATAATAACATTAAATGATTGTAAAAATACAATTATAGAACCCATTATTTCTAAATATTTAAATAATATAGGTCCTGATTGGAATAAATTACTTGATAAGAAAAAACTACCAAATAAAATAAATTTATTATCACTACCTATAGGTTATTATATTTCTACTAACCCTAAACTATTAGATATTAATACTATGTCTTCGTGGAATGAGTATTCATATATAATTCCATATAAAAAAATGCTTTTCAAAAAAGAAATACCAATAATTATAATAGAGGAAATAAATAATCATTTACAAATAATTCATAAAGTTATATTTGTAAATGATCCTAATTCTAAGGGTATAAATATAAATTTTATTACTAAGGAAAAATTAAACTATATTCTAGAATCATTACAATTAAAAATACCATATAAATCTGATAAAATAATTATAGGAACTGCCATTTTAGATAAGATTAAACAATTAGAATCTAATGAGCGTAAGATTAATAGCAAATATAAATTATATTATAAATTTTATGAAAAATTATAGAATTCGAAATATATTTTATTTGATCAGTTTAATCCTAATATAACTTATAATATAACTTATAAAATTTATATTTACTATCAATACTAAAAGATTTATAAATGTATTAAAATAATTAATATTAATTATTTTTTTATTTTGTATATGTATTCAGAAATAAAAATAAATTAGTAAAATCGATAATTTTATTCTTAATTAAAGAAAAGATATATAAGAATATATAATCTCATAAATATCTATAAATCAATAATAATAATGGTACGTAATATCCGCGAACAGCCTGAACCTCTAACTGAAACCGAATTAACTGATTTTTTATTTAGAAATACTGTAGATTTTAAAAATAAATCTATTGATCTAGATACAGTTATTACTCGTGCTAATATTAAAAAATATATTACTCTTGAAAAAATTAATAATAAATCAGAACAATTATTAAAGGTAATTAATAAAGTAATTAATAAAGAATCTTTAACTTCTGATGAAGATGCTCTTTATTTAGAATCTCAAACTATTGCTACTGAATATCTTGCCGATGCCAGTGAAGCTACAAAGGATAAATTATGTACATTGGATGATAATTCTAAACTAAAAAATATTATTTCTAGTTTTAAATATAAATTTAGTATGGATTCTTTTGAAGTAATTACTCATATTGTAAATTTATTTATTCGTGAAATTGCACTTCATTCTTTAGAATCATGTCTTGCTAATAAATTACGAGTTGTTCAACCTAATCATATTCCATGGGATGTTTTACAATCTAAACTAACTGCTGGTATTTATTTTAATACGTCTGTAGTTTATAATGAAATCCATTCAGTTGAAGATGATGAAGAAATTGAAGAAGTAGAAGAAGAAGAAGTAGAAGAAACTGAAGAGGTAGTTGATAATACTGAAGGTGAAGATGAAACTGTAGAAGAAAGTGTAGTAGAAGAAACTTCTACAGAAGGAGGTAAAATTAGATTAAGACAATATATTTCAACTATGTTTAAGGCTCTTTGTAGTTCTGAACCAAGATTTAAGGATCTTAAATTAAGTAAGAAATTAACATTATTATTGAATGATTTGATTTATAATGTTTTGGATAGATACTCAAATATTCTAAAATCCCTACTTAATACTACTAATAGTAAAACTGTAAATGGAAAATTTTCACTAATTGCTACCAAGATTCTACTTCAAGATCATATTCATTCTGATCAAGAATCTGTTAATACTATTTTAGATGTAGTACAGGATCGGTTAGAACGATTACATGAGGCAATTCAATTAAAAAGGAATGAACGTGAGGGTATTAAATCAGAAGAAGTTAAATCTGAAGTACAACCTACTGAGGATGCAGTTTCCAAGAAAAAAACTAAAAAATCTATCAAATAAATAATATAAAAATAAAAAGTAAAAAATATATATTTATTTTTTTATTTGATTTAAATATTTAATTCGCATAGGTATTTGAATACGTTTAGATGCAAGATATACTAATATATTTTGTGAAAATGAATCTATAGGATATATATTACTTCCTATTGGATCTTCAATTCTAAGTAAACTAATATTTACATTAATAGAAATTCTAAATAAATCTTTTTTAACTATTATATGACCAGATATACGATTCATTTCATTAATTATATTAATATCTTTTGCAGTATTTAGAGTTGTAAATCCAGAAATATATATTAAATCTCCAGTTACTAAATTATGTTCAGATCCGAATGTTATCATTCCATTAGTAGATGTATAATCTATATTTGTAATATATAATCTATCTATATCAAAAGTTATTTTATCTAATATAGCACCAAATGATATTGAAAAATTATCTATATAATTAACTGGTGTAGAAAATCTAAATATATTATCAACTGGTTTTAAATATATTAAATTATTATCTATTTTAACTATATCTAATATAAAATGAAAAGCCCCATTTTCATATGCTTGAAATGAATTACAAGTCCATTCATTTATTGTGAATGTAATTTTATTATAAAAATTAGCAAATTTAGGATTATATGGAATTGTAAAGGGAAATAATTCTATTTGAATAATATCCTTTACAATATCTCCAATAAGCAAATTTCCATTATCACTTCTATGTTTAGAATTAGTAGTTAATGAAAATAATATTTTACTTCTATCTGTATTATATATATTTTGATATCTAGAATCTATAAATATATAAGTGTCTCTCCACAATGATTCATAATTTAAATATTTAACAATTTCTAATTTATCCAATTCATTTAAATTTAAAAATTCATTTTTTTGTTCTAACCTTTCCTTTACAAACTTATCAAATTTAAATTTATCCTTATATTTAGAATCTAAATTAGTATTATCATCGCCCGGAATACTAATAGCATCGATTAAATATTTTTTTATTTTAGACATCTCATTTGGTAAATTTGATTTATTATTTATATAATCAGAATATGATAATACAATAGAATTATTAATTTCATCTATTGTATTATATTTAGATAATAAAGATTTACTATCCAAGGGCTCCAAAAATGCCTTAATATTTCGTATATTAGTTTCTATATGTGGATTTATTTTATAAACTATGCATATTTGGTTTATTAATTTTATAAAATTAGTTTTTGATTCTAACTCTACCTCCATTTATATATTAATAGAATTGAATATTATAGTATTAATTATATATATTAATATTCAATCTTAAAAAAATATGACTTTATCAATACTTGAAGAATTAATATTAATATATCCAAATGATAAGTGGAATTGGAAACAATTAACTATGAATCCAAATGTTTCATTTGAGTTTATTAAAAATAATAAAAATTTACCATGGGATTATAATTATATTTCATGTAATTTATCTATTACTGAAGATATAGTATTAAATAATACAGATATTAATTGGAATTATAAATATATATATTCTAATAAGAATTTTTCATTTAAATTTATTTATGATTATTTTATAAAGAATAATATTCATATTGATTGGTATAAATTATCATCTAATCCATCTATTAATATATCCGATATATTACAATATCCTAATTTACCATGGGATACAGATGGATTATCTACTAATCCTAGTATTAGTATTAATTATATTTTAAATGAAGGTAAAACTAAAAAATGGAATTTATATTTATTATCATCTAATTCATGTATAACTGAAATAGATATCTATAAAAATAAATTAAATTGGATATATACATCATTATCATCTAATCATAATTTACCTATTAAATATGTTTCTGATAATATTACTAAAGATTGGAATTATTATAATTTATCATCTAACCCTAATATTACTATGAATGATATTAAAAAATATCCATATATAAATTGGGATAGTATAGGATTAAGTTTAAATAGTAATCTTTATTTAGATTTTATTTTAGATAATTTAGATATCAAATGGAATTTTAATTTAATTTTAAAAAATAGAAATTTTACAATGGATATATTAATTGACAATCCTATATATTTTAATTTAACATCAGATTCTATTTCACTTAATCCTAATATAACATATGATTATATTAAAAAATATAAAAGATATATAAATTTTAATAATCTATCTAATAATAATTTCAATTCTATTTAATTTAATATTAGAATATTTTTTATATATATAATGAATTCAGAAAGTCATATAGATATTGTACCAAGAATTATAGATGGCACATTAGCAACTAAAATAGTAATTGATAAATCTTCTAATATACCTTCCTTAAATAAACCTGAAATAACTCAAATAAATAAATCTGAGATAACGCAAGTAGATACATCTCCTAATAATCAGGAATATATACCATCAAATTTTTCTATATTTATTACTAAATTTAATACAATTTTACTTCCTGTAATATTTATATTAGCAATATTTATTGTAATTTATATTATATGGAAATACTTTACTATATATAAAAATAATAAGGTATGTACAGAACCTAAACTAAAAAAAATTAAACCTAAGGAAAAATCTAAGAATTTAAATAAATATATTATTAATGATAGTGAAGATGAAGATGGATGTGAAGATGAAGATGAGCCAACTACAATTAAGGAACTTGATGAGGATGGTGAAGATGAGAAAGAGAATGAAGATGAAGATGATGAAGATGAAGAAGATGAAGGTGAAGAAGATGAAGATGAGAAAGAGAATGAAGATGACGAAGATAAGGAAGAAAATAAAAATGAAAATATATATAACGAAGATAAAATTAAATATCCAAATTTAGAACCAATCAATGAATATAATAATTCAGAACCTAATTTTGAAGAAATTCAAAATTTATTAAATGAAACTATAGATTCTAATAATATATATGAATCAGAATCTGAATCAATAGTTTCCGATAATGAAATCTCTAAAAAATCCAGAACTAGAAAAATAAAAAAAATTAAAAGTGATTTATAATAATAATTATAATTATTTTTTTGATTTTATATATCTGAGAAATAAAATTAGATATATATAATATGAGTTCTAATATTATTGATATAAATAATATTTTTAAGTCCAATAATTTATTAAGAGATGAATGTATATCTATAATTGAATCTCATAATAATGAAAGTTTTGTATATATAGATAAATTTACAAATAAAAATAAATCTATTATTACTACATTACCAGATATTGATCCAATTAAATATACTAATGAATATTATGAAATTTTTATATATTATCATAATTTTATAAATTATCTAGAAACATCGATTGTATCTATGGGATATTCTATTGATGATTTATATATAAATATAAATAGAAGTGATAGTTTTATAGTAAAGTTATATGATACCATAGATTCATATAAGAAGACTATTATTAATAATATATATTCTATTAAGAATAATCAAAGTAATAGTATTGATTTATTTATAAATTCATTTACTACAATTGATAATAAATTTATAAATAATCTATATAAATTAATGAATAATGATAATTTTATTAATGTAGGATCCATTTTAATAAATAAATTTATGGATGATAATAAATTAACTGATGAACACCTTTTACAAATAAAAGAATTAAATTCAAATCTTAAATTACATTTATTAATGAATAAATTTATATATAATTATAATTATAAAACCAGAAGAATTGATAATTATATTCAAACCTTTAATTTAATTCCAGTTGAGGGTATCGCATTACCATTAGAATCTATTTTAAATAATTTATTTGGAGTACAAACAAATATTTCTATTAAAACTCTTTCTAAAAATTTACAATTAATTTCTACAAAAAATAAAAAAAATATTGGAATTATTATTATATGTAAGAATAATGATGATATCTATTATAATATAAATAATTTATTTAATTATGATAAATTAGATAAAATTAAACAAGAGACTGGGGTTAATAATAATTATATAGAATTATACAAATTATTACATATTAAAAAAATAGAAAATAAACAAGATAATATTATATGGACATTTAATATAGATTCATCTACCACTGATGGATATATATTATGGTCTAATGATATGAAAGAATTTAAATATAAATCTGATCCGGTTGATAGTTCTATTATAAAAAAATTAGTACGTAATGAACCTTCTATTATAATAGAAGAATATAATAAACGTATAGAAGATATAATTATTGATAATCAAAATATAGAGTTAAAAAATAGTTATAACGATGTAAAATATCTTAATTTAACGTCTGAAGCAGATGAAAATAAATTTAGAAATAATATTATCAATTCTATTTTATCGTATTTAAGAAAGTATATAAAAAAAAATAATATTAATAATACTAATACCTTACATGATTCTATATTAGATATAGAATGTGAAACTCATATATGTGATATTATATTTAATGAATCATCTAAATTAGATTTTTCTAAGAATGATAGTCAATTTTATAATACATTACTATTTGAAATGACTACCATTCTTAATGGTATAAAAAAAGATATTATCTTATCTACCAGTAATGATTCTATTTTTATAATAATAGAAAAAATTATAAATTCTAATATCACAGATAACCTCTATACTAAACTAATGGATATAAAATATATTAACTATTTAAATAGTTAAAAAAATATAATATGAATATATAAAATTTTTTATTTTTTTTTAAAATATATTTTATGGATGTCTCTTATCTAACATCGGATATGGAAATTTGATCTGAAACTTTTCATTATCTAAATCTGTAATTATATCTCTTAAGGTATTAATAGATATATTAACTATCAAAGTTGTATAGTTATAATTAATTGGTGGATTATTTTTATAATCTTCTAATAATTTATATTTCTCTTCTCTAGTAATTTCTTTATTTGTATATCTATCTTTAATATTATTTATATCAAACTTCTTCATCTTAGTAATAAATTCTTTTAATCTATTGAATAAATCTACAGGATTAGAATTATAAGATCTATCTATAATACAATTATAATCCTTATATTCATTACTAAGCTTTCTAGTAATATATTTAGATTGTCCTTTTAAGAATTTTAATTCATTTAAATTTTTAGAATCTTGGAGTAATATGAATTGATGATGTAAATCAGGATCAGTAGGATTAATATTATTAGTTATTAGATGTTCATTAATATGTTCTTTGAGATCTAAAATCCCTTCATTAAAATTATCTCTGGTATCAATAATTTCATTTTCTAAATTATCATTTTTATCTAATAAATCATCAACCTTATCAATTAATGTATTATTTTGATTTTTTAATTCACCAACTGTACCAAGTAAATTATCAGATTTTAATAACATTAAATTTATTTTATTATTTAAACAATCAATCTTATCATCCTTAAATAAATGAAGTTCTTCATTTCTTTTATCAATTTTAGATTGTTTAATTTTTCCATAATTATTAAAATATTTAATACAACGTTCTAAGAATGTATAATATTTAATAAATATTATACGAATTGGATGAGTATTAATATCGATTAATAATATTTTAAATGAATCTGGTTTTAACATATAGGTATTAGTTATAACAGTTCCACCTTGTTTTCTGACCTGCGGCACGTGCCGCAGGTCAAAATCCTTATTTTCGATAAGATTACTTCTATAGAGAGATAATTTAATATCATTGGATCTTATTTTATAATTCTTATAATCAAAATCCTTATTATTTATATTTTTATATTTATAATACAATTTAGCATCAATACAGAATTCATTTTCCTTAGTTATATATTCACTTAATTCATTTAATAGAATTAAATTGACTTCAGGATTAAAATTATTATGTATTAATCTTATATAATCAATTATAGTTGGTTCAAAATTATTATCAACTAGATATTTATTTAATATCTCAATTGTTTCAAATTTAGTATTATATAGTTCAGTTAAGTCTCCAGTATTCATAGTTAAAGTTATATATTTAGTAATAACATATCAATTTTAATAAAAAAATAATTTAAATCTAACCTCTAGAAGTTTCTGACTGCTGCTCCACGTGAAACAGCAGTGAAAAGTCTTCATTCTCAATCAATTTACTCCTAGATAATGATTTTAAAATATTATTAGATGGTGTTTTTTATCAATTTTAGATCATTTAAATTTTCCTATGTTTTATTAAAATACATAAGTATTATACATATCTTATAATATCTATTAATAATATTTTAAATGAATCTGGTTTTAACATATAGGTATTAGTTATAACAGTTCCACCTTGTTTTCTGACCTGCTGCGCGTGCCGCAGGTCAGAATTTTTATTATTTATATTTTTATTATTTATAATACAATTTAGCATCAATACAGAATTCATTTTCCGTAGTTATATATTCACTTAATTCATTTAATAGAATTAAATTAACTGTTTTATCTCCTTATTTCTGACAGCTGCGCCACGTGGCGCAGCAGTGAAAATCTTATTGAGAATAGGATAAAACTGATTACTCTCCAATTAAAAATTTTAAATAAATTAAATTATAGTTTCAAATAGATTCTGAACACTTAATCGTTGATTATATTTATTATTATCATAAGTCTCATCTCGATAGTATCCTACCCATATTGGAGCATTAGTATTTGTATAATATAATATATCTGTTTTATATTTTTGAATACTTCTTATAATATTACCCTTATATATAACATCATTTATACCGTCTAGATAAAATAGATCTATATATAGAAATCTTAAACGTGCTAATGGATTAATTCTTATTATATTATTTTTTGTATCTATATAGGATGGAATAGGTTCATATATTCCTGAATTATATAAATTTAATATAAATATTTTAGTATTTTTATTTTCTATATAAATAGAGAATTTTTTTAATCTAAAATCTCCCGGAACATAAAAATTAAAATGATTTATTTCTTTAATAGAATAATCAGGATAATTTTTATTAACTATCTTTTTAATTTCTGAAATAAGTACATTCTTAATATTCTTACTTGTATATATTAAATCTAATGCTCTATATGATATATCATCATCGTCTGTTATATATATAAATGATTTATCATTATATGATAGGTTAGATATATAATCATTTATAAATCCTGTAATTTTTATTCTAATATCCTTAGTATTTATATTTATATTTATTTTTTTTTGTTTATTTTTACCCCCACTTATATTATCAGTATATTCTGTGGTATTAATTATAGTAGTTAATGTATTTATATCATAATTAAAATAAGTTTTAACATTATAAAAATGTTTATATATCATACTAGATATTATAGATTCATTTATAATTGGAGTTTGAATTAAATAGATTATTCTTGTATTATTAAAACTAATAGCATATTCTTTTTTATAAATCTTAGTCATGATTATAATTGGTTTAAATAATCCAGTTTTTTTAGTATTTTCATAAGTTATTATTTTATCAGTTAAAATTTCAGCATACTGGTGAGGGTCATCAGTTAATATAATATATTTATAATCTGTATTTAAAATAGTATCTCTTATAATTTTAGTTTTTGTATATGTATTACTAGTTTCATTAATTAAATTTTCTAAAATCTCATATATATTAGAAGATTTAATTATATGTTGAATAGGTGTGGCTAATGCCTTTAACCATTCGATATGTTTTTCCATTGATAGTATATCTTTCTATAAAAAAATTAAATTAATAACAATTAATTTAATTATATATCTAATTTTTTAATTTTTCTGGTAATTTCTAATTTATTAGTATTTCCGTTATTTTCTTTTATAAATTCTATAATAGTTTTAGCTTTAGATTGAAGATTATTATCTTCAATGAAATTATGTTGTTTTTCTACTGGTGTTATAAACACATTCATTAATTTATATGGTAGTATTCCAACTGGATATTTATATCTATGCTTAATTTTATTTATATTATCTTTAATTTTATACTGAATAGATATATTATACATATCTTGTACAAATTTACTTTCTGAAAATATATCAGTTTTATAAGATTGATTATAAGGATAATCAATAATTAAATCCTTTTTCATACATAAATCTATAATATGTGAAAATATATCATTTTCACCAATACATCCAATATCATATAAATTATTATCTAATTGTAAGCACATACAATTATCAAGTAATTCCAATACTTGATCTAAAATAATATTATTTTTAGCAGATATAAACATATATCCATATTCTAATGGATTATTAGTTATTTTAACTTTATTATAATGTCCAAAAGATATATGTTTAAAATTATATTTAATATCAAATAATGAACATCTTCTATAAACAGCTTGAATAAATATTCCTATTTCTAATATATCAATTATATTCATTCCAATAGTTATTTGTGGAAGGTAATGTTCTGGAATATCATTGGTAGGTAATCTACTATGCGGACATTTAAATTCAAATAAAACTAAATATTCTTCATTACTATCAATCTTAATATTATATTCATTAATATATTTTTCTAAATATTTATATGATACTAAGGATAATCCATCAGGTGAGTATGATAAATAATCATTTTTATAAGGAATACTACCAGTCTCTCTAATATTACAATTAAATATATTATTAGAATAATTTCTAATCAAGGGTTCAAATACATTACCCCAGTTAGTAATTATATTTCCAGTAAATGTTGAAAAATTCATTCTCTCTAAAATTAATTTTCTAGGAGTCTTATATATATTTTTTTTTAATAATGTGGATACTTCACTTCCTCCAATAAAATTAAATCTGGATGTTTTCCATTCAATACTACCCTGTTCGGGTAGATGTTTATATTTATCAATAAAATTAATTAATAGTTCATATTTGGACAAATCACTCATTATATATTATACTATTTTTTATCAATTTTAATGCTATAATCTAAATTATTAAAATTGATAAAAATACTCTTGTATTATAAAAATGAATATTCTAGAACAATTAATCCTAAGATTTTCAAGTAAAAATTGGAATTGGGCTGTTCTATCATCTAACCCTAATATATCTATAAAATTTATATTAGATAATTTAGATAAAAATTGGAATTGGGAATGTATTTCAATCAATCCTAATATAACTATAAAATTTATATTAGATAATTTAGATAAAAATTGGAATTGGAATTATATTTCAAGAAATCCTAATATAACTATAAAAGATATATTAGATAATCTATATTTACCTTGGAGTTGGAATTATATTTCAAAAAATCCTAATATAACTATGAAAGATATATTAGATAATCCAGATAAATCTTGGAATTGGAATCATATTTCATTAAATCCTAATATAACTATGAAAAATATATTAGATAATTTAGATAAATCTTGGAATTGGAAATGTATTTCATTAAATCCTAATATAACTATGAAAGATATATTAGATAATCCAGATAAATCTTGGAATTGGAATTTTATTTCATTAAATCCTAATATAACTATGAAATTTATATTAGATAATTCAGATAAATCTTGGAATTGGAATTTTATTTCATTAAATCCTAATATAACTATGAAATTTATATTAGATAATTCAGATAAATCTTGGAATTGGAATTTTATTTCATTAAATCCTAATATAAATATAGAAGATTTATTAAATAATCCTAATAAACCTTGGAATTGGTATTTAGCTTCATCAAATTCTAATATAAGTATATATGATATATTAAACAATATACACTATTCACATTTACCGTGGGACTTAGATGGTATTTCATGTAATCCAAATTTAACTTTGGAAGATATATTAAATAATCTGACAATTATATCTTGGAAGGAAATTCCCTATAATAATTTTAATTATTATAAGAAAATAAAAATATTTCAATGTAAATTATAATTAATTTTTTTATAAAATTGATAAATTTATATATTATATATTAATATGATTCAATCTAAACGTAAATGTAATGATGATACCTATGATGAAAATGAAAATGAAAATAAAAAAATAAAGATTAATTTGACTAATCTTTACCAACAGCATACTTATATATGTATGAATAATAATAATTATATTGATGTATCATTACTAAATAAATGTAATAATTTAAGATATTTAAAAATATATAATTGTGATTCCGTTATAAATATTACATTATCTAATATTAATGAAATTATAATTAAAAAATGTAAAAATCTAAAATCAATATCTACTTGTAGTAATACTAAAACATTTAAAATAGCTAAGTGTGATAAACTAAAAAATATATCCAATTTAATTAAAATAAATAAATTAATATTATTTAAATGTACAAAATTAATAAATTTTAGTAATAATAATATTATTAATTGTAATATATCATGTTGTGATAGTTTGAGTGTAATTATGGCGAATAAAAATAAAATAGAAAATATGAATCTTGAATATATGCCATTATTAAATATTATTAATACTTCAAATATTAATAATTTATCAGTTAAATATTGTAGTTCATTATTGACAATTATTATACTAAAGAATATTAAAACTATTAATATACAAGAATGTAATAATATTAGTACATTAGATTTCCATACATGTGTAAGAGGTATAATACCCAAATTAGAAATTAATATAGTTGGAAATATTAATATTAAATCTATTTCTAATTGGCATTTATCATCATTAAATATGATACATAATAATATAACTAAATATATTTCATTTTTACATCAAATAGATAATTTAATATTAGATTGTTGTAATAATATACTTTGTGTAAAAAATATATTTATAAATAATAAATTACATATAAATGGATGTCAGTCAATAAAATATATAAATTCAATATTAGGTTTAGAAGAATTAGAACTATATAATTGTGGTAATTTAGTAGATATTACTATTAAATCAAGTCAAATAAAAAATATAAAATTATTAGAATGTTTATCAATTATTAATTGTAGATTAAATGCAGTTAATATGGATTCTGTATATATACAGAATACTGGATTAATTATACTAGATAATTTAACATTTGAAACTAAGCTAAATATTACTGGTATGAAATATTTATTCGATGAACCAATAACTGATACATATGAATATATATCTTATATATCACATATAGTAATGTCTATTAATATAATTTTTAGAAGTATTGATAGATATAAACGTAAAAAATATTTAAATAATGTATCTGTATATAATAAGAATATTATATGTAATATATGTCTAGATGGTGATAATAATAATGAATATCAAATAACACCATGTTTTCATAGATTTCATAAATCTTGTTTATTAAAATGGATAAGCTTTAAACATACGTGTCCTATATGTTGTAATCCATATATATAATTTTTTTAGTATATAAACTATATTAATTAGATTATTAATATAATTATAGTATAAGATGAAAATTACTAATATTTTAGATGATAATGCTATATTTACATCATACAAACAATATAATAATTATTTAATTTTAAATAATATTGATCTTAATATTATTGATTATATTAATCAGACTAAGATATTAATTCAAAATCAATTACATTATTCATTAATTAAATACATTATTGAAATTGTTGATTTTTCTGATAATGAATTTTTAATTCCAATTTCTGTATGTTCTAAATTTGGTATAAAAATACATAAAAAAAATTTATTTAGTAAAATATTTAAAGGTCGAGAGGATTCTGATATTAAACGAAAACTTAAATCATTTAAATTAAATGAATATATAGATTTTCAAATGGCTAGGGGTACATTTTTACATAATAATAATAATTATACTAATTATATAAATTTGGAATATTTTATAACTAAAGATGCATTTTTTACAATCATAAGTATTGAATTTGGATTACCTGTAATATTACAGTTATATATTCTATTATCTAAAATTCTATATAACTATAATGAATATATTAATAATTTAAAATATGATATTAATAATATAAATAATAATCGTCATGTAAATGAATTAGAATATAGAGATAGTGATATATCATCAAATCACTTAAATGATTCTTTATATAATTCAGATAATGGTTATAATAATATAAATAAATTAGAATTTAGGGATACTGATACATCATCACAAAATTCTATATGTACTATAATAAGGTCTTCAAACTCAGAAAAAATTAATAATATTTCTAATAAACTCCAAGATATATTCAATGTGTTAGATACACTATCATATAAATTTAATAATCAAAAAGAGATTGTAGATAAGAATATTGATTTTATAAATAATAAAATTGATAGTATAACTAATAATTAAAAATAAATTATTTTTTTTTATATTTACAAACTTACAATTTGAATTATAAATTATAAGTTTAATATATACCTAAGATGAGTGATTATATAGATACTATAAATGATAGATCAAATATTTCTGGAATAGGATTATTATTAAATACAGAAAAGATATCAAATAGTATTGATATAAATGATCTAGAAAGGAAAATAAAAAATATACATAATGAAAATTTAGAATTAATAGAGGATACTATTAATGACGATAAATCTATATATGAAGAAGATATAGTGAAGGAATATGAATTAGCAATGGAAGAGGTTAAAAGTGTAATGGAAGATGATAATGATGAGGGTGCTGATGTTGATATTGAAGAAGTAGAAGAAAATATAGATGAGACTCCTATTCAAAATTATGAATCATCTTATAGCCATCAATTACCATATGGAATAGAAGATAGAAAATTTCCATATTCATCTGATAATTTATATATTCAAAAGACAAATGATGAAAAATTACAAGATAATATATCTACAGTAATGGAAACTATTCCTAATATTAATATTAATTTAGAAGAAGATATTGAAAATGATAAAAAAAACTTTTTATTAGAAGAAATTGAAAGTTTAAGAGATGATTTAAATGAATTGGGTGTATCAGTTGATAGAATTCCTAATGTATCATATGAATCTCCATTAAGATCCATCGATGATGTTCATCGAAGTTTAATGTTTAAATATAATAAAATTAAATATAATTCTATTGCTGAAGAGAGTTTAGTAGCTGGTGCTTCATTATTAGAATTAATGTTTAATGGAAAAAATGAATACTTTGGATGTAAACCTGACGTAACTGGATATTCTGATATTGTAAGAAGTAAATTAAAAAGAATTAGATTTGAAACTAGTACAGCAGTATCTAGATTTGTTTCAACTAATAATATAGGGGTAATACCTAGAATTACAATGGAATTACTTCCATCATTAATAACACAATCTCAACGTAGACGTTTGCAGGCATTTGATACCATTAATGCTAATATTAATAATTCTAATATTAGATCTCAGATTAGTGAATTAAATGATATGTAAAAAAATAAATTTAAGTTAATTTATTTTTTTAAAATTAAATCAAAATCGAAAGTAGTATCTCTTTGGTACCATTCACGATTTTCAAAATAAGTAAGTAATGGTGTATGAATAGTTTTTAGAGTTTCATATCCCTTACCTTTTAAATTTTTATCAATAAGTCTTTTATTTCTTTTACCTCTAATTATATCCATCTCCTGAAATTCAGAAAGTTTATCAACCTTATAAATTCTATTACCATTTGATACATTAGATTTATAAAGAGTACGTTCTATAAAATCCATTATTATATTATAATATATATTTTTTACATTTTTTAATAATTATTTGAGTTATTCTGAATAATCTATTATTATTGAATGATTTTATATATTCTGATGTTAAAAATTTTATATCCCCAACTTCTATTGACATATATTTACAATTAAAATTATATTTAATATTAATTTTAGAATTTGCTATAGCAAGAAAATATACATATTTATATCGAACTCCATTATCTATAAATATATATTCTACACTTTTTTCATTTAAAAGTAATCTATATTTACTTTTATGAATATTAGTTTCTTCCTCAAATTCTCTAATTGCAGAGCATAATTCAGTTTCATTTTTATTAAGTCTTCCCTTAGGAATTTCCCATAATAAATCAATATTAGTAGAATTATTAATTAATTCATTTAATAATATTCCATTTCTTATAAGTTTTAATTGATTAAATTTATTTTCACCTTTATTATAAATAGAACTTTCATACTTAGTAGAAATTCTATTATAACTATGATACCAAATTAAACTAAAATTAAATGAATTAATTATTAATTTTTCAGTAATAGTCATATTATCAAATAGATAAACTAAATCGTGCCTTCTAGTAATATTATAATATCCCCTAACAAACTCTATAAATGCATAACTACATTTTTTTTTAATCATTAATAATTCATATTGATGATTATGATTTTTTCTAACACAAGCAATTCCATAACTTACAACCATTTTAGTATTATTCATTTTTATATATTTATATTTATACTTATATTATTGAATTAGTTTTATATTTTATTATTATAGGAAATCTAAATGTCTTGGATTGAAATATAATTTCTGGAAGAAATGAATTATCGGGCAATATTATAGAACTGAAATCTATATTTGTAGAAATTATATAATCATTAATTTTAGTAATCTTTACTCCTTTTTTATTAGTTATTTGATTTATAATATTTTGATTGATAATATCATCATTAGTATTAAATTGATTAATTATTATAATATCATCTGTATTTAATTTATGTTTATTAGAAAATATAATTCTTCCATCTGTAGCTATATAATTAATAGAAGATGGATACATTCTATCGGAATCAAACATAATTGGTAGAAATGGATCATTAAATTGAACTGCTAATGAATCTAATGATCTAAGTGGTGGATTAAATCTAAATTTTTTTATAGTTGGAATTAATTGTATTAAATTATTATTATAATCACATTTAGAATAATTAAATTTAAAATGGAATGGAGTATTAGTTATAATTGAATTACCATTTAAATTAGTAAATGATAATGTAATTTCTCTAGAATAATTCAATAATGCCAATTCTTCAGAATATGGTAATATAATACTTCCTATTTTAAATTGAATAATATTTACTAGATTAGAAAATGAAAATATTTTTCCAACTGGATCTACATTGTTTGATTTTGGTAATATTACATACTCAAATTTATTAATATAAGTATTTTCGGAATTAGTTATATTTCTATATCTACTATCTATTAATATATGAGTATAATGATGTTTGGGAACTAATATATCATCAGTTTTTACATCTAGTAGAGGTTTATATTCCTTATAATTTATATTTTCATTGTTATTTTTTATAGAATTAATATATTCTTCAACAATATAATTATATAATTCATCTTTACTTAATTCATTAATTAAATTATCATAATTAAAATTATTAATAAATTTACTTACATTCCTAATTAAGGTTTCATTAGGAATTGGTATGTTTAATATAGTTATTATTCTTCTAATAATAATAGAATAATCTTCACTCTTCATTTTGAAATATTAGAAATGAATTTATAAGTATTATATATAAATATATATAATAGTCTAATTTAGAAACTGATAGTAATCAAAAAAATAATTATATTTAATTGGAATATTCTATTTCTATATTTAATGCCCATTGAGTATTTAATTTAATATGTCTTCCAGTAGAACTTTTTAAATAAAAATTAATACTTTTATCCTCTGATAATTTTTCATTATACTTTTTTGATAAATAAGAAGCATGAATTCTAGTTCGATGCATATCCTTATGAACTGGTATATATGAATTATCTAAAATTAATGATGTTGGAATACTAAAAATAGATTCATATAATGAGGATTTACCTGATGATCCAGTTACGATAATACTAGAATCAAAATTATCCTTTATTAAATCAGAACATATAAATAAATAATCATTAATATAACTTTTTTCAAATATAAATGCTGATTGAATAGATGTTATAGATGTTATTCCTAAATAATTATATTTATTAAATCCTAATATTCTATGCATAGATCCATAGTTATTTAAACCACTACTATTATCAAATCTAAATCCTATACCAAATTTAACATTTTTATCTGTAGTAATAGTAAATTTGTAAGTAATATAATCAAATTCTATTTTAAATATAGGAGTACCTGTAAATAAATTAGAATATCTATTTAATTCAATTTCTAAATAATTTATTAATTCACTAGGTGAATATATATATCCATCTACTATCGGCAAACTAATAGTAGTATCCCTAATATCTATATAATTAGGTATTAATTCATTATTAGAATTATACAAATTCATTTTACAATAAATATCATTACTACTATCATACTTAATATTTAATGGATTGTAAGCATTATTAATTATTCTTATAGATTCATATGATCCTATTGATGGTATATTTCCTCCCTTATAAGTATAATTATCAGTATATATATTACTACCAAATCCTAATAATGGTCCTATTGAATTTTTAGAAGAAAAATCTAAATTAAAAGATACATTGTTATTTGTAAAAATAGTATAATTAGATAAAATATTACTATTATCTCTATAAACATCCTCATTGAATATATTAATATTATTATAAAATACATTAAATATATTCACGCCAAGAGTAGTATTTATACTAGATTCTATTAGAGATGCTAGATCATTATCAGTTTTAATTATAGTTGAATTAGATTTATTAATATCTAATATAATTAATGTTGATGTTCCTGTAGAGGGGTATGTAATATTTAATTCATAATTAGATGTCCCTATAATTTCATAATCAAAATCTATATAAAGATGCTTTAAATTTATAGCTTCTATTTTACCACTAAATATACCATCTGGTAGAGTAACTGTAATATCATTATTAAGATCTGAATCTTCATCTCGATTTAGATTAGAAATAATAAATTGTCTGGAATCATTATTCATTATTATCTAATTGAATATATTTAATTAGATATATCTATATCGATTAGTTGGTATATATTTAAATTTGGGAATTAATTCACAAATTTTAAACCAGGTTAAATCATTTTGGGATAATGTTGTACTACCCTGTAAATGTATACATGATAATAATTCCTTTTTTTTATTATGATCTTCAATATTTAATTCTATTAATTTTCTGAGTAGATATGGATAAAATATCATATTAGATTTAATCTTAGGTTTAATAATATTATATGCCTTAACAGCCTTAGAAAATGCATTAGTTATATCTTGAGTTTCTGAATATGTAAGTGTCGGTGGAGATATTCCAGTAATTAATTTTCTAATTAATGCTATATGTTCATTTAATTCACTTAAATTACAATTTTTTAAATATCTTCTAAATTGTTCAATTGTTATTAATTTTTTATTTTTAATATTATCACGTTTAATACAATTTTCTATTTTTTCTATTTGTTCATTAGTTATATTATTATTTTCTTTAGCCTGAATACGTTCTAACCAACATTTACAATGTTTAGATGGTTCATATCTAGCATGTTTATATCTACTACTTTCCTGATTATAAAATTGATTATCATCAAATACAGTACCAGTTAATTGATATAAGTATCCACATGCATTACACATTAATTCACTTGAATTAGGTATAATCGACATTTTATTACCACAACTACACATATCAAATAATAATTTATCTATATTATTTGATATGTGAATATTTTCAAATTTTATAAGTAATGATTTAATTTTAGAAATATTAATTAATTCATTATCGATTAACTTATTATAACCTATAATATATTTTATATATGTATTAATACTATATATAATAATATTCATATTATTATATAAATTAGTATATAATATATAATCTGTTAATTTATTATATATAATCTTAGATTTTAGATTAGATTTATTTGATGATATATTGTTATCTATATTAAATTTTTTAAATGTATAACAATATTTATTAAAAATTAAAATTAATTCTGTTATATCAAATAATTTACTACTATTTGATATAATATTAGAATAATGATCCTTATTACTAGAATATGTATATATTATTTTTTTATTAAATATATCTTCATAATCAGTATCTATGTTATAATATTCTGATATTAATGGAATTATACCCGTATCAAATATATTTACAAATTTTTGATATTGTTCATAATCATTATACACATTATTTATTATCTTTGTAAAGTACTCATTATCAGTTTTATTAATAATTTTACTAATTAATAAAATTTCATTGTAAATATTATTAATAATAGTATTTTTTTTATTAATATTGTAAATAATGTATTCGAATGTAATTCCATTATTCGTCATAATTTCTTAAATATATTTATATTTAAGAAATAGTGGTATATTGAATATAAATAATGAATAAATCTATTGATGAAAAGATTCAAACAAAAAATTCTCTTGAGGAATTTAAACAAATATCAGAAGAATTATATAAGGATTTATTAAATGATATTAATGAAGATAATTTAGAATTATTAGATAATAAACTTAAGGAATTATCTTCTGAAGAATTAGATATTTTATTTGAACATGATTTAAATTATAAATCTCTAGGATCAGCATCTTCAAAAAAATTTGTAGCAGCATCAGTATCTAATTTAACTGAAGATTATTATAAAAAATTATTAACAACTGCATTAATTGGATTTTTATATCAAATGAAAACTGAATATATTATTGATGTAAAAAATTTAGTAGCTAATATTAATGAATCTGATTTCTTAGAAGAAGATCCATTATCAGTTAATACTAATATTAATGATCATAGTATTTATTCTAAATTTCTTGTAGAAACATTTTCTAAAAAATATCCTAATGATGAAAAAGAATATATTGCTAATTCTAAATTACGTAATGATATTGATAATTCATATAAAAGGGAATATAAGGATATGGAATCTATGCTAACTGAAGATGAACTATTAAATATAAATTTATTAACATCTAATAAGATTAAAGAATTAGCCACCCCTAGAAAAACAGTTAATAAAGATAAAATGCATAATTACGTTCAAACTCAACTTGAGGAACAATCTGTATCTGAACGTAAAATTATTGAAAACTTTTTAGATAATATATTTAAATTTAATCCATTAAATCATCTTAAATCTGCAGTTAATAAAATTGAGGGAGTTGATGAAGATAGAAAATTAAATTCTAATCCACAAACTGAATTAGAAAAGATTTTATATGAAAAAGAGCTTCCTAATGATACATATTGTAGATTTACTTCCTTTTATGAGGTTAATTATGATAAATTAAGAGAAACAACTAATAATTTATATAATGTTAAACCTGATTTAGATTTTGCCTTAATTGTATATGATATTTTTAATTCTACTGAAGAAGTAGAAAAATTTGTCCATAAATATGGAACTCAATCTAAATTAAGTATTTTATCATTCCCATTAAATAAATGGGCATTATTAGGACCCTTCTCTAAAAATAGAGAACGTATTGATTATTATAGCAAACATAATAATATTCTTAAATCTATGTTAGAACAAACTGAAAAGGATAATGAATTATCTACTGATATTATGAAAAATAGAATTAAAAAGAATAAAGAATATAATACTACTATCTTTGGACCAGATAGTAAGGAATTTTTACAATATAAAAATATGAATCCATCTGAATTAGAAACTAAGTATGATGTTAAGGTTAAAGATTTAGAAGATGGTAATATTGAAGTTACCAGACCAATTATTACTGATTCTAATACAGGTAAAACATTAAAATTAGATGGAGATGGTATTCCAGATAATGCAATTGAAGTTCCAATTATTAATATTAATGCTAAAACAGGTAAAACATCTAAAACTAGAATTTTTACTAAATCAGAATAAAAGTTTAAAATTGATATTTATTTTTTTATAACTATAATATGAATGATCTAGAACAATTAATTCTAAAATTTCCAAATAAGAATTGGAATTGGAATGAAATTTCATTAAATCCTAATCTAACCATAAAATTTATATTGGATAATCCAGATAAACCTTGGAATTGGCATTTTATTTCATATAAAATTAATATAACTATGAAAGATATATTAAATAATCCAGATAAACATTGGAAATGGCGTTATATTTCAGAAAATCCTAATATCTATATGAAAGATATATTAAATAATCCAGATAAACCTTGGGACTGGAATTCAATTTCATATAATCCTAATATAACTATGAAAGATATATTAAATAATCCAGATAAACCTTGGGATTGGCATTTTATTTCAAAAAATCCTAATATAACTCTAAAAGATATATTAGATAATCCAGATAAACCTTGGAGATGGGATAATATTTCAGCAAATCTTAATATAACTATGAAAGATATATTGGATAATCCAGATAAACCTTGGGCTTGGTATTATATTTCAGAAAATCCTAATATAACTATGAAAGATATATTAAATAATCCAAATAAACCTTGGAGTTGGTATTTTATGTCATTAAATCCTAATATATCTATAAAATTTATATTAGATAATATAAATAAACATTGGAAATGGGATTATATTTCACAAAATCCTAATATAACTATGAGAGATATATTAGATAATCCAGATAAACCTTGGAATTGGAAATATATTTCATTAAATCCTAATATAACTATGAAAGATATATTAGATAATCCAGATAAGGATTGGAATTGGAGTTATATTTCATCAAATCCTAATATAACTATGAAAGATATATTAGATAATCCAAATAAACCTTGGGATTGGAGTTTTATTTCAGTGAATAGATTTAATTATTCTAAAAAGAAAAAAATAGTAAAACTTTTAGAAAAGAGATTTATAAATAGATTACTTCTTAGAAAATTATGGATTAAAATAGAAGAGTTAGTAATGATTAAATATCATCCTGATACAGATTTTATAAAAGAATATATAAAATTTTAAAATTGATATTTATTTTTTTAATATAGATATGGATAAATATAAACATTATTTATCCATAGATTGTGCTAATAAATCATTAGCAATTGGATTTTATTCTGTAATATATGATTTTAAAAAAGATCTTAAAAATATAAATGAAAATAATATTAATAAAGTTATAAAAATAAATTTTTTAAAGGTATATGATTTAATTCCTGATATTAAATTAAAAAATAGTGATTATTTAGAAAGAACTAAACAGTTAAAAATAACATTAAATGAAGTTAATTATTTAATATCTAAATATATATTGAATAATAATGACATAAATGTATTAATTGAATATCAAATGAATGTAAATGATAAATCCAGATGTATATATAATCAAATTATTTATGAATATATCGATATATATAAGATATATTCTATTACCCCAATGTATAAAAATATAATTTATCTTCATAAAAATTTAAAGTATAGTAATATTATGAATATTAGTAATAATAATTATCAATGTAATAAAAACCATTCTAAATATAATTTCCTATATTTTATAATAATGTTTGATGAATATGAAAAATTAAAAGATATAAGAAAAAAGAATTATGATGATATAGCAGATACATTTACTCAAATGATAGCATTTTTAATAAAATAAATATTTAATTATCTAAATTTATTTTATTAATTTCTTTTAATTGATTTTTATATTCAGATATTGTAATCTCACCCCCATAAATTTCAGTAATAAATCTACTAGGTGATGGATAAAAATCATTTATTTTTTTATTATAAAAACATTCATATAACATTTTTAACATATATAATTTATCCCAATAAGTTTTATTATTTATAAATTCAACTTGAGATAATAAAAATGCATATGCACAACCAAATCCACAAAATGTTCCATTAGTTTCATAAACTTTACCCTTAACTGTATTTAGTATAGTATCAGGAATAAATACAGGAACACCATTAAAGTTTGATTCGCAATACCAACATTTAACTTTTAGATTTCTGGTAGTTTCTACCCATGATTTAATATCATAAAATTTTCTTGGAATTTTATGATATGTTATTTTTTTAGTATCGTTATAGTTATTATTTTCTATACCCTTACATATCATTTGATCTTCAATAGATTGAATTTCATCAAAAAATATACCTGGAAGATAGAGTATATTATTCTTAGGAATAGATACCATTAAATATTATATATAATATTTAATATTTATTAAATTAATTATTCTATTTTAGCTAGTATTAAAATTGATATTATATATAGTAATATATAAGGTAATATATTACATTTGAATATAATCTATAGAATGAACAATTTAATTGATAATAATGAAACTATTAATGTAATTAATAGGTATGATGAAGTGGTTCCTATGAATCTTAATTCTATTTCATTAAGATTACATAATTTAGCTTTAATGGAACCCAGATTAAGTATTGGAATTGATAATCTTGTCATTAAAACTGCATCTAAATTGATTAATAATATCAAAACAGATGAAATAGATAATATATCATCTGAAATTTGCGCTTCATTAATAATAAATGATATTGAATATGATCAATTAGCTACTCGTATTACTATGAGTAATTTACATAAAAAGACATCTACTGATTTACGTAAATATGCATACAATGCTCAATCATATATATATAGAAATAAAGAAATAAAAATTTTAGATCCAAAGGTTGTAAAATTTATAAATAATTATTATAATGATTTACATATTCATATTGATTATACTAAAGATTATAATTATAATTATTTTGGAATAATTACTATGATGAAATCATATCTATTATCACATAAATATGATAATAATCATAAAGTAATTGAAAGACCTCAGCAAATGTTATTAAGAAATGCAATTGGCATCAATTTAAATAAAGTTGATGATAATGGTAATGTTAGTGATGATGTTTATAAATCTATTATAGATACATATAAATTATTATCTGAAAAATATTATACCCATGCTACTCCTACATTATTTAATGCAGGTACAGTCAATAGTACATTATCATCATGTTATTTAATAGCTATTGAAGATGATTTAAATCGTATATATGATAGACTTAAGGATATTTCTAAAATTAGTAAGTTTTCTGGTGGAGTTGGAATTCATGTTTCTGATGTAAGATCTAAAGGATCATTAATTTCTTCTACTATTGGTAGATCTGAAGGATTAGTTCCAATGTTAAAAGTATTTAATGAATCTACAAAATATGTATCACAAGGTGGTGGTAAAAGAAAAGGATCAACTGCTATATATATTGAACCATGGCATCCTGATATTATTTCATGTTTAATGACTCAAAAATTACAAGGTATTCCAGAAACATTATGTAAAGAATTATTTCTAGCTTTGTGGATTCCAGATATATTTATGTCAAGATTAAAAGAATGGATTAAAACTGGAAAATCTGTAATGTGGTCATTAATGTGTCCTAGTAAATGTAAGGGATTAACAGATTCCTATGGAGAAGAATTTACAGAATTATATACTAAATATGAATCTGAAGGAGATTATGTTAAACAATTACCTATAGAAAAGATATGGATACTAATAATGTCATTACAAATTGAAACAGGAAAACCATATCTTATGTATAAGGATCATGTTAATTATAAATGTAATCAAAATAATTTAGGTGTTATTAAATCTAGTAATCTTTGCGTACATGGTAATACATTAATTTTAACTGAAGAAGGGTATAAACCAATTAAACATTTAGAAGATAAAGTTGTAAAAATTTGGGATACTGAAAAATTTATTGATGCTCCAGTCAAAAAAACTAATACTAATCAACAATTATTAAAAATTAAAACTAGTGATGGTTGTAAATTATATTGTACTAAATATCATAGATTTTCAATTAAATCTAACAATAATATTATTATTAAGGAAGCTAAGGATTTATCTATTGGAGATGTTTTAATTCCAATAGATTATCCAGTTATTAAAGGAGATAGTAAATATAATATTGAAGATCCTAGATCAAATAAATATTTTTCACAAGTATTTAAATCTTCAAGTAAAATTGATTTTAATATACCTCCACAATGTTCTACTATTGATACTAAAATAAAATGGTTATCTAGAATAATTGATATGAATGGATCTATTATGGGTGAAATTAATAATAATTATTTAGAAATAGAATCTAAAGATAAGAAATTTCTAAAATCAATAAAAATTATATGTAATACATTAGGATTAAATCCATCTCTAATAAAAACTAAGTTTGGAATGTCTAATACTGATGACCTTATATTACATTCTTGTAAGGATATAGATGGAAATTCAGATGAAGATTTTGATACATATATAAATTATAGTTTAAAAGCATCTGTACATAGATTAAAATTTAATCCATATGATACATATAAATTATATAAAAATCTAAATCTTAAAACATATAAAATTAAATATAATATAGGTATAAATATTAATAAGGAAATTGAAGATATTACTATTAAGTCAATTAATACTGTTAATGGTTTGCATGATACATATTGTTTAAGATCTAGGGATACTGAAATGTGTGTATTTAATGGAATACCCACAATGAATTGTACTGAAATTACTATTTATTCTGATCAAAATAATATTGGAGTATGTAATTTAGCAAGTATATGCTTACCAAGATTTATTATTAAATCAAATAATTCTATATCATTTGATTTTAAAAAATTAATGACGGTAGTTCAAAAAATTACTTATAATATGAATAATGTTATGGATAATAATAAATATCCAATTAAGGATGCTAAGAATAGTGATGATAATAATAGACCAATTGGTATTGGTACTCAAGGATTATCTGAAGTATTTATGATATTTGAAATACCATTTGATTCTAGTAAAGCAAGAATGTTAAATAAACATATATTTGAAACTATTTACTATGGAGCATTATCTGCATCAAATCAATTAGCCAAAATACATGGCCCTTATAATACATTTAATACATCAATGACTTCTAGGGGAGTTTTACAATTTGATTTGTGGGGGATAACCCCAAGTAGTAATTTATGGAATTGGGATGATTTAAAAAATCAAATTGTAAAATATGGATTAAGAAATTCATTATTAACTGCACAGATGCCAACTGCTGGAACTAGTATTATATTAGGACATACTGAATCAGTAGAAGTACCAACAAGTAATATATTTACAAGAAGTACATTATCTGGTAAATTTCAGATAGTTAATAAACATCTAGTTAATAAATTAAAAAGTTTAAATTTATGGAATTCTAATATTAGAAATAAAATTATTAATAATGATGGTTCAATAGCTAATATTGAAGAAATTCCATTGAATGTTAGAAATATATATAAAACTGTATTTGAATATAAATTAACATCATTTATAGAAATGTGTGCTGATAGAGAAGCTTATATATGTCAAGCATCAAGTAATAATAGATATATAATTGATCCTACTATTAGTAAATTAACTAAAATGCATTTATTATCATGGAAATTAGGATTAAAAACATCATCCTATTATGTAAGAGTTAAAGCATTAACTACTGGAAGTAAAATAAATACTACTAATAATTTATCTAATGTAGAAATAATAGAAAATAATAATATTGAAAATAATATTGAGGAGGAAGAATGTATGTTATGTATGGCATAGTCGCTTAACCACGACATAAAAAAATAATTTATAAAATATATTTTTTTTAAATTATTTTTTTAAATATAATAAGATAATAAATATCCAACTGGAGCTCCTAAGAAGGGAATTATTATTGGTATATAAAACCAATAATCCATAGAAGAAAATGAAATGGATCCAAATAGAATTGTAGATGCAATTCTAGGTCCTAAATCCCTAGCCATATTAAATGCAAATCCATTAGATCCTTGAAATAAAGCTAATCCACCTAAAATTAATCCAATAATAAAAGGTTTGCATCTGATATTAGATACATTCATAATTCCAAACATTAATAATAATGAACCAATAAATTGATCTATAATAGCTGGAAATATATCATTATTTGGATTTCTTAAAGTACCATATGTACCAACTACAAGTTCATCATTATATTTATCTAACCAACTATAATATATAAGAATAGATAATAATCCAGCACAAATTCCTCCAGTTAATTGACTAATCATATATATAACTAAATGATTAAATGTAAAATTATACTCAAATAAATATATAGAAAATGAAATTGCAGGATTTAAATGTCCTCCAGAATATTTAGATAAACATACTCCACTTGTTAATCCTAACGCAAAACATATTGCTACCTGAATCTGATTAACATCAGATTCAGATTCTAAACTTGTTAATACACATTGATTAACTCCGGCGATTGCTATATAAATAAAAATAAATGAACCTACAAATTCAGATAATGCTAATTTTAGCATTGATTTATCTTCAAAAGGTACTTGATGATTAATATCTATACTATGAGTATTTATAATAGATGGTATATTAGTTCTACTACTATCAATAATAGTAGGGGTATTAACTGTTTCTACATACATTTTTTAAGTATTTATTATATTATAATATATCTATTTTATTAAATAATAAATATTTTAATTTATTTAATAAAATCAAGATTAATATTATAATTAAATATTTATTATTTTAAAAATATACATTTATCTTTTGATAAGTAAAATTAAAATGATAGAATTTTACTTAATAGTATTAATACTATGAGAGATATTTAATGAATAATTAAATTAATTATTCATTATTAATTTAATTATTTTTTTCCTTTTAATATCTAATTTTAAAATAAATTCTATCATTTTATTAATTAATAATAATCAGATTAATATAGAATATAATATGAGTTTTAAATTACCTTTACCTATAACACTTTCTATAGGTAATGGAGGAGGGGGAGGTGGTACCAGTTTAAATACGGAAAAATCATCAATTGTAGTCGATGGAGACACAAATAGTATTACTATTAAAACTAACGATGCTGATGCATTATTTATAGATAATAATCAAAATGTAGGTATTGGTATAAGTAATATTAATATATTAGATACTGATAGTAGTACATTAACTATTAATGGAAGAAATGGAAATTGTATAGATTTATTAAATAATAATCTAAAATCTACTATAAGTATTGATAATAATGGTGGTATTCATTTATCTTCATATAATAATATTTTAGATATAGAAAATAATAGTTTGTATATAAATAATCATAATGGAATTAATTCGGGATTATTTTTAAATAATCAATTAGTTTTATCATCGGCAATTCAATTAAATTATAATAATGTTATTCCAGGAGTTGCGGATGAATTAAAATCTATAATTTTAGATATTGATAAAAATATTTCTGGAATAAATAATATGGTATGTACAACATTAACAGGAAGTCTTTTAACATCATACCAACCTAATATAACTCTATTGGATACAATAAATATAAATACTAGCTTATCCTTAGATAGTATTGAGGTATTAGCAACTGCTAATGAAATAAATTATAATGTTGTAATACCTGGTTTAGGTAATGAATTAAAGTCATTAATATTAGATCAAGATAGATCTATAGAAAATATTAATAATTTAACTGCTGAAACATTAACCGGTTCTATTCTAACAGCTAACCAACCCAATATAACTTCTATAGGAACATTAGATTATTTAGTAGTCAATAATTATATTGGTATAGGAACATCTACACCTTCTACAGAATTGGAAATTAAATCATTAACTGGCGATCCATCTATACGACTAAGAAATTCTACCAATCTTTATGCAGATATTAAAATTAATGAAAGTGGTTCATTAATTTTACAACCTCAGGGTGATTTAATACTTTTATCTAATAATAAATCGTTATTATTACAAGGGACTGGCGAAATAAGAGGAGCTCATAAAATAATATCAGACTCATTTACAGGAATATTAAATACACCTATTCAATCTAATATTACAGAATTATCTACGTTATCATTTTTAAATATATCAGGTTCAGTTGGTATTGGTACAGTAGTCCCAGATAAAAAATTAGAAATATATGAAATAGATGGTAATGTTCTTAGATTATCTAGATTAGATTATAGTACAGATTTTATTTTAAATAATCAAGGAGATTTAACAATAAATGTATCCAGGGATTTAAAATTAAATAATAATTCATCATTAAGATTATATTCTGGAGATATAACAGGAATTAATAATTTAACAGCTACTAATCTAACTGGAACATTACAAACAGCTAACCAATCTAATATTACTTCTCTCGGAACTCTAAGTTCATTAGATGTATTAAATGATATTAATTGTGGATCACTTATAGCTACAAATTTAACTGGAACATTACAAACAGCTAATCAATCTAATATTACTTCTCTTGGAACTCTAAGTTCATTAAATGTATTAAATAGTATTAATTGTGGATCATTAATAGCCACTAATCTAACTGGAACATTACAAACAGCTAATCAATCTAATATTACTTCTCTTGGAACTCTAAGTTCATTAAATGTATCTGGTGATATAATCGCGGCTAATATAGAAGTAGATAATATTACTGGAACATTACAAACAGCTAATCAATCTAATATTACTTCGCTTGGAACTCTAAGTTCATTAAATGTATTAAATAGTATTAATTGTGGATCACTTATAGCTACTAATCTAACTGGAACATTACAAACAGCTAATCAATCTAATATTACTTCTCTTGGAACTCTAAGTTCATTAAATGTATCTGGTGATATAATTGCAGCCAATATAGAAGTAGATAGTATTACTGGTACATTAGTAACATCCAATCAATCTAATATTACTTCGCTTGGAACTCTAAGTTCATTAAATGTATTAAATAGTATTAATTGTGGATCACTTATAGCTACTAATCTAACTGGTACTCTTCAAACTTCAATCCAAAATAATATTATTTCAGTTGGTAGATTAAATAAATTATCTACAACTGGAAATATAGGTATTAATATAATTAATCCATTATTTCCTTTAGAAATATATAACACCAATAATCAATTTATTAATTTATATGATAATACAAATAATTGTTCTATATCTTTAGATAGTATAGGAAATTTATATATTGCACCATCTACTAATAGAATAATATTATCTAGTAGTACTAATTTAGAATTTTCTAATGGTGGAAATTTGGTGGGAATATCTGAAATATCTGCCACATCATTAATTGGAACATTAATTACTGCTGAACAACCTAATATTACATCTATTGGAGAATTAGATACATTAAGTATTACTAATAAATTATTTATAGGAAACTCATTTGTATCAAATTTTGTATTAAATATAACTTCTACCGATGGGCAATGTATAAAATTAATCGGTGATACTGGATCTGTTAATATCAATGTAATAGATGGAAATTTTAATATTAATCCTACAGGTCATAAGATAATTTTATCAGCAAATACAGATATACAATTTAATGGGGGAAATCTTTTGGGGATAAATAGTATTAATATTACTTCTATTAATGGTAGCATAGATACACCTTCTCAAACTAATATTACTGAAATTGGTTTATTAGATTATTTAAATGTTAATGGAGCTGTACATATTTATGATGAGGGATTATCAGCATTAATAGTAGAAGGAATTTCTACATTTAATGATAAAATAAATGGATATAATATACAAACAACTCTATTAACAGTTACAGGACAATCTACTTTAGAAAATGTATCCAGTAATATATTAGAAGTAAATGCTGATATAGATGCTACATCATCTACTAATGGTGGAACACTTATAGTAACTGGAGGAGCTTCTATTAGTAAATCATTGTATATTGGGGGTAATTTTAATATAAATAATGTATCAATCTCTAGTACTGAATTAGATTACTTAAATAATATTACATTTGGAGCTACCAGTCCATTAAAATTAGTTGGTACAAGTTTATCTAATAATATTACTGGTTTAAATAATATTTCAGCTACTACATTAACCGGTACCCTACAGACATCAAATCAAACAAATATTACTTCTATAGGAACTTTATCTAATTTAAATATATCAGGATATTTAGGGATAGGTACTGGAAATCCTATTTATCCATTAGAAATAAATAGTATAGATGGAAATTGTTTAAGATTATCATATGATAAAGATACATCTAATACTAATTATGCTAATTTAACTGTAAGTAATGGAGGAGTACTAACATTAGACCCATCTGGTAAATCGATTAATTTATCTAATAGCACTGATTTAAGTTTATTTGGAAATTGTAAAATTACTGCTCCTCAATTATTAATTGGTAATACAATTAAAACTCTTATTCCTATTGAAGTAGGATACACAACATATAATATGACAGGTGCATATGCTTATAATAATTCTGCTAATGGTCATGGTACAGTAGCATCTGGATCAGCATTTACTTATAACTATTCTATAAGAACTGAAGGTAGAATATTATGTACTCAATCAGTAGATGTAGCTTCTGATAGAAGATTAAAAAGTAATATTAATGATCTAACTGATGAATTTTGTACTAACTTTATTCAACAAACTAATCCAGTATCATTTATTTTAAATAGAAATAATAATGATAACCATATTTCATATGGTTATATAGCTCAGGATTTATTAAAACAAGGATTTAGTGATTTAGTTAGTTTAGCTCCAGAACCTAATCTTAAGGGTTCAATAGAATCAGATGGATTTATTAATCCAGAAAATATTAAATTTACTGTATCTTATGATTTTATAATTCCTATCTTAGCTAAAAACCAAGCTAGATTAATAAATGAAAATATAGAATTAAATAAAAAAATAGACAAATTACTTGATCTATTATATAAATTAACAAATGAAAAAATTAATTAAATATAAAATAAAAAAATGATACTAAACTATTAGTCTAATATCATTTCAAATTCACCAGTATCAATATCATTTTCATCAAAACTGTACCCCATCTCTGCTTCCATCTCTACTTCCATCTCTACTTCCATCTCTGCTTCCATCTCTACTTCCATCTCTGTATCAAATGATATAAGTAAGTTTATGATTTCATTCATATAAATTTCATCAACTGCCCTTAGAATTTTTCTACTAAATTTTAAATTAGCATTAACCCTTGCTAATAATCTAGATAGACTATCAGCATTTGTATAATATTCATGATGATTTTCATAAGAATCTTTATTAATCAAAATTTTATTATTTTGATCTAAATAATTGATTATTATATTAACTTCATCATTGGACATATTTTTAATGATATTACTAATATTACTCATATTGTATTATCACTATATACTTATATATAAATATATCAATTTCTTGAATTTATTTTTTATAAATATATAAAAAAAAATAACTGATTATTTATATTAATCAGTTATATACCAATTAATAGCTGTAATTTTTTCTCTTTTACACTCAATTTCATCAACATAATTAGCTATTTTAATTCTAAGAATCAAATTTATACACATTTTTTCTACCAATCTAACTAGATTAACAGTATTAATATAATCCTTATGATTTTCATAAGAAGCCTTATTAATGAATATTTTTGTATTTTGATTTAAGTAATTAATTATATTATTGAATACATCATTAGATATATTTTTAGATACAACTGTATTACTCATATTATCACTATATATTTAGATATAAAATATATCAATTTCTTGAATTTCTTATATATATTAAATTAAATTATAAGATAATATATAAGATGGATTATACACATATATTAAGTAATGCTGATAGATTAAGACAAAATTCATCATTTAAAATATATATAACGGATACAGTTAAGGATATTTTATATATAATTAATACTAATATTATAAATTCTAATAGTCTAGGAATTAGTAAAATTGAATATAAACTCCCTATAAATTTTAAGCTTAATAATCCCAATATTACAAATACAGAAATTCAAACTATTATTTATTATAAAATAATTTCTGAATTAGAAAGATTACATTATTCAATCTCTATGAAATTTTATAATAATTATACATTATTATTAATTGAATGGACCCAGAAAACTACTGAATCTGAATTGACTAAAATGCAAAGTAAAATATTAAGTCTATCAAAAACATAAAATTGATATTATATTTATATAATAATGAATTTAGCAAATGAAAGTATAGATAATATATTTTCATTTTTAAAACCTACCAAAACTCTATTTATAAATAAACAATATTATAATAAATCTATATCTAAAATTATACATTCTATCAATACTATAAAAATATTTCATATATATAATAAAAAAAGAATAATTAAATCTATTGAATCTGAAATATTTTCAGATATTTTATTAAGAAATTATTATATATTATTCTATGAATATAAATTAGAATTTTTAGAAAGAATGGTAATATCAAATACTTATAATGATGATATTAATTTAAAACTATTTAATAACTTAATAAAAATAATACCTATTAATAAACTAATATCTATTGGATGGTAAATAAGATTTTATATAACTATATTAAATCTTATTATTTTTTTTAATTTCATAAAATTGATAAATATATTGTATTATATAATATAAGAATCCTAATAAGTAATATGGATCTTACAATAATTAAATTTCCCTTAATGGTAAAAAATAGAAGAATAATAAGAGGATATAGACAAAAGGTTCATATTAAATTTAATCATGATAAATATCCAATGAATATAACATATACTCACCAGATACATAAATTAATAACACAAAAAATAATTATAAAAATAATTAATAAAAGATATAAGGTTTTTAGATATACAACAATTAAAAATATTCCTGGAACTTATAAGTTAATATTTTGAATATTTTTTTTAATTATTCAAAAAAATAGATTAAGCTTACTAAAATAATTAGTTAAATTAATCTTTTGATATTAGAATCCAAATATTGATATTCTACATATCGTATATAATAATGAATTTAATTCGTAAATTAAGTAAGGTTAATTTTATTAAAATTCATAGTTGTGTATTATATTATATATATTTTATTTTTTTAATATATATAAAAATTTTTACTACATAATCTATATCAAATTTTCATTTTACTTAAACTTCATTATTAGTATATAAGTCTGATAAATAAAAATATTAATCAATAAATGGTATTTCCACCACTACCCAATACTATTAGTATTCCTGCCGTATTGGCAGGAAATATTCTTGAAAATGATGATACCTCGATATCTATTCTTGATAATGGATTTGATGGTGGTATAGTACTGAAGACTGAAAATACATTAGCTATGGTTATTAATAATGATCAAAAGGTAAGTATTAATAGCGAACACTTTGATTCTCAATTTACTATTAATAATGATTCACCATTAACATCTACATTAAGACTATCTTATTTAGATTCATTTTATTATGATACTAGAATAACTGCAAATGGTAATGTTTTAATAGAACCTACATGCGATGATTTAGATCTTAATCCAAATTTAACAACATCTATCAAAAAAAATTTTGATATATTAGATCATAATGGAAGTACTAAGGGTTTAAAAATTGGAGGAACTTTAATAACAGCATCAGCTACGGAATTAAATTATGTAGATGTGGTAGTTGGTATAGCCACAGCTAATAAAGCCTTAGTTTTTGATAGTTTAAAAAATATTTTAGGTATTAATTTATTATCTGCCAATTCTATAAGTGGAGTATTAACAGCTGGACCTCAATTAAATATTACAGAGATTGATTCCTTAAATATAGTATCTAATTTACGATTAAATGGAAGCTTACTAACTACTACTCCCGAACAATTAAATTCTGTTAGTATTAATACATTGGGTGTGGCACAAGCATCAAAGGCATTAATTTTAAATTCTAGTAGAAATATTAGTAATATAAATTCATTAGTATCTAATAATCTAACTGGAATATTAACATCTGGCCCACAACCTAATATTACTTCCTTAGGGTCCTTAAATTCACTAACTAATAATGGAAAAACTATATTTAATGATACACTTAGAATTAATGCATCTGATGGTAATTTAATGATATTGGCTAGAGATATTAATAACTATTCTACAGTTAATATTAATTCATTTGGAGATTTAATATTTTCTACCACTAGTAATAAAATAATAATTGAAAATGGAAATGATTTAAATATATCAGGACATAATGGATCTACAAATGGGTTAGTTTTAAATGGTCATTTAGTTTTATCAAGTGCTACTCAATTAAATTTTAATAATGTTACAACTGGTACTGCCTCAGCTGGTAAATCATTAGTTTTAGATAATTTAAAAAATATATTAGGTATTAATTTACTAGGGGCTAATACATTATCAGGAACGTTAATAACTGGTTATCAACCTAATATATCTTCTGTTAATACATTAGATATATTAACTAATCTAAAAATTAATGGATTTTTAGTTAATACTACGGCTAGTCAATTAAATTATAATGATGTTAATGTTGGAGTAGCCACAGCTAATAAAAGTTTAGTATTAGATTCTGATAAAAATATAGGAAATATAGGAAATTTAATTGCTAATAATCTTTATGGAACTATACAAACTACAGAACAATTATTAATTAATAAAGTTAATATATTAACTATTGCTAATCATAATGGTAGTACTAGTGGATTAATATTAGGATCAACATTAGTAACAGCAACTGCTAATCAATTAAATTATAATTCAATTTCTCCAGGAGTAGCGGTTGCTAATAAATCATTAGTTATAGATTCTGATAAAAATATATATGGAATTAATTCTTTTTCATCTTCTATATTAATTGGATCGTTAATAACACCAAACCAACCTGGTATATCATCAGTAGATATATTAAATATATCTAATCATGATGGTGCTACAACTGGATTATCTTTAAATAATAGTCTTGTAACAGCCACAGCAATAGAATTAAATAGAGTTAAGGTTGGAACTATTGGAGTAGCTCAGAGTAGTAGAGCAGTAATATTAAATAGTGTTAGATCTATTTCTAATATAAATGTATTAAATGCTAATAGTTTATCTGGAATAATATTAACTCCAGATCAACCTAATATATCTTCTGTAGATGTATTAAATATAATTAATCATAATGGTACTACTACTGGTTTATCATTAAATAATGAATTAGTAAAGGCTAATGCTACTCAAATTAATTATACAATAGCTACACCTGGTATAGCTTCTGTAGGTAAATCCTTAATATTAAATAATAGTGGTAATATAATTGGTATTAATTCATTATCTGCAACTACTTTAACTGGTACTATTCAAACTTCTCTACAACCCAATATTAATTCTGTTAATGTTTTAAATATTTCTAATCATAATGGTACTATTGGATTATCATTAGGTGGAATATTAGTATCATCTACAGCATACCAATTAAATTATCTAAATGTTACAGAGGGTATTGCCGAAGTCAGTAAGGCCTTAGTAGTTAATTCATTGAAAAATATTACTGGTTTGAATGTAATATCTGCAAATACATTAACTGGAACTATAACTACATCTCTACAACCGAATATTAATTCTGTTAATATATTAAATATTGTAAATCATAATGGAGCTACTACTGGATTATCATTGAATAATGAACTTATAACTGCATCAGCTACTCAGATAAATAGAATTAATACTACAGCTGGTAATGCTCAAAGTACTTCGGCATTAGTTGTAGATATAGATAGAAATATAGCGAATATTAATAATTTATCAGCATCCACATTAAGTGGAAATATATTAACTGCATATCAACCAAATATATCATCATTAAATACATTAAATATATCATCGCATGATGGAGGGACTATTGGATTAAAATTAAATAATATTTTAGTAATAGCAAATGCTAATCAATTAAATTATACAGTATCTCAGCAGGGAGTAGCTTCTTCGGGTAAAGCATTAATAACAGATCAATTTAATTCTATTATTAATATAAATAAATTATCAGCAACTACATTAGAAGCTAATAATTTAAAATTAAATGGATTATTATCTAGTTTTAATACTGGTAGTATATTAATAAAATCATATTCATCTATAGATTTTACAGGAAGAATAATTGATACCCAATTATTATCATCTATAGGATTATCTAATTTTCAACCTAATAATATTGTTAATAATTATTCTTCTGAAATTATAGGTTATATATTGCCACAATATTCTGAGACATATACATTTTTTATTAATTGTAGAAATAAGGTTAGATTATATGTTAATGGAAATTTAATACTTCATTCATGGACTTCTATAACTGGATTTAGAACTAGCTCTACTATATTTTTAACTGCTGATGTATGGACTCCAATATATATTCAATATCAGATAGAGTCTCCTGATAGTAGTTTATTAGTAGTAGAATGGTCATCTGTTAGTAATGGTAGAACATCAATTCCAACTAATAAATTAGCTTGGGATATGAATCCTCCATATCATTTAATTGATGGATTTTCACAAAATAGTTTAACTATATATAACTCCTCAACTGCTGCTGTTAATTTTACTAAATTTACTGTTGATACTGGTGGAGATTTGACTATAGATAGTTCTGGTAATGATATAATATTAGGTGCTACTGATAATTTTAAAATTCCTTCTCATAATGGTAGTACTAAAGGATTATATTTAGGGGGTATATTAGTAGAACCGACAGCATCAGAATTAAATTATTTAAAAACTAATATCGGATTAGCTGCGGCATCTAAGGCTATGATTTTAAATAGTTCTAAATCTATATCTGGAATTGAATCTCTTTCAAGTAATTCATTAACATGTCAAAATTTAACTACAGGTAATTTTAATATTAGTAATCTTTCATTAAGCGGTCCCTTAAATAATTATAATTTTGGATCATTAATGATAAGACAAATTACCGGATCTGATGTATCTGGAAGAATTGTTAATGTAGATATTATTACCGATATTAATCTTATTAATTATGATCCAAGAGAATTAAATTCTAATTATTCATTAGATATTATAGGTTATATACTTCCACAATTTACTGAATCATATAGATTTTATATTACTGTAAATGATAGGGCTAGAGTATGGATAAATAATGTTTTATTATTAAATATATGGGATACATCATCAGGAATTGAATACTCATCAAATACTATACCATTAGTATCTAATAAATGGACTCCTATTTATATTCAATATCAGAATATAAGTGGATCATCATCATTAGAAGTTAAATGGAGTTCTAATTCTCTTAGTAAATCATTTATTAATTCTTCGTTTATGTCATGGGATAATAATTTTACAGCTATACCTAGATCCTTATTTTGTGCTAATTCTATAACATTATTTAATTCAAGTGCCACATTATTACTTCCACAAGTAAGTACAATTTCTGTAGATAGTAATGGAGAATTAAAATTAACCAGTAATACAAATACTATTAGTACTGAAATTAATAATAGTTTTAATATAACTACACATAACACTACTAACACTGGATTAAAATTAAACAATATATTAATAACAGCAACGGCTAATGAAATTAATATATTATCTAATCTTACAGAGGGTGAAGTAATAGCTGAAAAACTTATAATTGCTGATGTATCTAAAAATTTAACTGGATTTAATAATCTTACAGCAACATCTTTTGTGGGTACTATTTTTACTCCTAACCAACCTAATATTACTAGTCTTGGAACATTAACATCAACCTTAAATACTACATCAGATATAGTTATTTCTTCTACTAATATTTTAAGATTATTAACAAATTCAACATCCAGTTTTATAGAATCATCAACTTCTACTACTACAGATTCAGCTGCTGATTTATTTATTGGTAATTATAATACTACAACATTAACATCATCTAGAAAATTTATGATAAAATCAACTGGATTTGTTGGTATTCAAACTAATACACCTAATAAAACATTATCAATTAATGGAGCTGGATCCACCTATTCATTTCGTTTAATTAATGATAATTCAATTGGTGGTGAGATTAATTATACTGATATGGGAGTTAATAATAGTGGAAATCTTATGATAGAACCAGTTGGAACTTCTACTAATTTATTATCTAATTTAATTTTAGGTAAATTAAATCCATCTACTATTGGAGTTAATTCTTCCGGAGTAATGAATATATCTACAACTTCTGGTTGTGTTCAAATAGGTGATACTACAAATACTACATTACCTTTAGAAATTGGTAGTACATCATATTCATTAGGGTCTGATTTATTTGGATATATTAATTCTAGTGGTTCTGTAGGAATTATGTCTGATGGAACTACAACATCATTCTCATTACGTACTACAGGTTCTATAATAGTTGGAGGATCTGTTAATGTTATATCAGATCGACGATTAAAGAGTAATATACAAAATCTTAATAAGGATTTATGTAAGACTTTCATAAAAAACATTAATCCAATTAGCTTTAACTATACTAATAAAAATGAAAAAAAAACTCATTATGGATTTATTGCTCAGGATATATATAAACTTGGATTAGATTCAATAATATCATATATAAAAGATGGTAGAGTTAATGAATATATTGATAGTGATGGATTTAAATCTCCGGCAGGATATTCATTATCTATTGCTACTGAGGAATTAATTCCTATATTAACAATTAATATAAAAGAATTATATTCAGAAAATAAAAATTTAAAATCTGAATATAGTAAATTAGATTTTAAAAATAAACAATTGGAATCTATTATAAATAAATTATGTTCAGATATGGATACATTAAAAATAGATTGTTATATTTTAAAATCTAATTATGAATATATTGAATTTAAAACATTCATAATGTATAATTTTATTATAATAATTTTACTATATATCTATTTAAAGATTTATCTATTATAAAATATATACCAAATAATTAAAAATGAGTATTTCATTAACTCTATTAGAAGCTAGAGATATTAATGATCTAATGAAATTTTATCATAATACTGAAGGGTCTATTCTTTATGAAGAAGCTGATGAATTTGGATCAACAAGCAAACGACTATCATCCGCAGTTAAAACTGCTAAGGAAGGTGAAACCATTAATCTTACAAGAAATGATGCTATGATTTGTTTTTCAACTATGCAGGCAGCTTCGCAACGTAAGACTAGTATTGGAATCCAAGCATATAAAATTATTTATACCAATTGGGAACTATTGGGTAATAAAATTAAGGAGTTTGATGATAGTACTAAAATTGAAGAAATTGGAGAAGTAGAGGAAGAAACTAAAAATTAATTTTATAATTATTAAAACTTTTTTTTATAAAATTGATAAAATTATATACTAATATAATACTATATGTATAAAATAATTGTTGCAAGGACTCTTAATAATGGAATTGGTAATAATAATACCATCCCATGGACTAATTCTGAAGACTTAAATCATTTTAAAAGTAAAACTTATGATAATATTGTAATTATGGGACGTAAAACTTGGGAATCATTATCTAATAAAATTAAACCATTACCAAATCGTATAAACATTATTATATCTAAGAGTATGGAAATTAAGAATGATACCAGATTAGTTTTTAAATCAATTGATCAATGTCATAGTTATTTGACTGGTAATGAATTATATAAAAATTTAGATTGGTATGTCATTGGAGGTGAAAATATATATAATCAATATATGGATAGAGGATTAATTTCTGATGTATATATATCTCAATTAGCAATAAATACATCATGCGATAAATATTTTAATTATTTTAAAAATAATACACCAAATGATTCTTATAAATTAAATAAGGTTAAATATATGAATACATTTACAATATTTCATTTCTGTAAGTATCCTAAAAATGAGGAAGAAACTAAATTATTAGATACTATGAGAGAACTAATTGAAGAAGGATATTATCAAGAAAATAGAACTGGAATTAATGCTTATTGTTTATTTGCGAAATCATTTAATTATAAAATGATTGAGAATGAAATAGATGGAGTAATGACTTACAGAATACCATTATTAACAACTAAAAAAGTATTTGTAAAGGGAATTTTTGAAGAGTTAATGTGGTTTTTAAGTGGGAGTACAGATTCTACTGAATTAGAAAAAAAAAGAGTTAATATTTGGAAGGGAAATACGCGGAGAGAATATTTAGATTCTATTGGATTAAATAATTATAAAGAGGGTCAAACAGGACCGCTTTATGGTTTCCAATTTCGCCATTGGGGTGCTGAATTTAATCCAGAAAAAAATGATTATACTGGAGAAGGTATAAATCAAATTTCTAATGCTATTAATCTACTAAAAACTGATCCATTTAGTAGAAGAATTATTATTTCTACTTGGAATACAAGTGATTTAGATAAGATGTGTTTAAATCCATGTCATGTTTTATATCAATTTTATGTTATAGAAAAAAATAATAAAAAATATTTAAATTTAATTTTAACTCAAAGAAGTGCGGATGTATTTTTAGGATTACCATATAATATAGTATCAGCTTCTTTATTATTACTAATAATAGCTAAGGAAGTAGATATGATTCCTTATAATATGACTCATAATATTGGAAATATGCATATATATGAATCACATATTAATGCAGTTAAAACTCAGATTAAAAGAGACCCTTTTAAATTTCCATATATAAGTATAATATCTAAAAAGAAAGATTTAAAATATGAATTTAAAGATATTAAAATTCATAATTATAATCATCACTCCAAAATAACTGCTGATATGGCTGTTTAAATGGTAAATGTATAATTTTATTTTTTTTAAATATTTCTTAGTAGTTTATAAAAACTATAAAATTGATATTTATATTACTATTATATAATAAGAGTTAAGTATATTATCTTTATAATATTTAAATCTTCTCTAGTAGAAGATAATATTTATCATAATCTTTACTATTCTTAACTCTTATTATACATAATTTAAAAGTATAAGATGTTAATTTATATTAATTATTATATTTCCTCTATTTTACCGTTCCAATTGGAGCAGGTTAGTTAAACAACTAATGGGTAAAATAGAGGAAATGTAATAATTAATATAAATTAACATCTTATACTTTTAAATTATGTTACTAAGAGCTAAGAATAGTAAAGATTACGCTAAATATTATCTTCTACTAGAGAAGATAATCAATTAAGAATAATAACTATTGATAACCATAGATTATATATTTTTTTTTAAATTATTAAAATTGATATATATTAGTATTATATAATAAGAGTTAAGTATGTCATCTATTGAAGAATTTAATAATCAATTAGTAAGTAATCTTACTAAAATAGATTTAAAAGATTATTTTAAATCTATTCATTCTAAATTCTATAATACTGTAGATATTTCATTTATGGATTATTTCTTAGATATATGTAATAAAGAAGATCAATTTTGTATTGATCATGAAAAATTACAAGAATATAAGGTAATTAATAATATAAGTACGAGTGGTGATATATTAAAATGTTTAAAACGCAATAATTTAATTGAAAATATAGATTATTGGCTGGGCCACGTGGCCCAGCCAAGATTAGGTAAACATGGTGGTAATAATACAAGTAAGCAATATAAATTAACTCCGTCTGCTTTTAAACTATGTCTAATTAGAGCTAAAAACTCTAGAGATTACGCTAACTATTATCTATTATTAGAGAAGGTTTTTAAATATTATAGTGATTACCAAATAAATTATAAAGATAAAATACTATCTATAAAGGATGATAAGATTGATAATTTATTAAAAGAAACTAAAGAACAATCTATAGAAATTAAAAAACAATCTAAAGAAATAAGAGAACTTCTTGGTTATGCTAAGGAGTCTAAAGAGTCTAATGAAAATTTAACTAATGAAGTAGAATTATTAAGTGATAATATTAATGAATTAAATTTTACAGTAGATAATCAAAATGATAAGATTGAAGAGATAAGAGATGAGTTTAAGGATAATTTGGATAATATTAATCCTCCTCCTAATGATAATGATAAGTTACATATGTTTACATTACTTCAATATCAAGATGAATTGAATACTTTACAAATTATTAGAAGTCAAAAGAAACGACTATCTAAAATATCAACTGCTGGAAAGAATGTTTTAATAAGTTTAACTTATCATCCTAATCCTATAGATTTATTTCTACTTATTAAAGATAAAGCTAAAGAAATTAATAATATAGAAAAGAAAAAGATTAGAGATGATTATAAAAATGGTTTAATAGATGTATCTACAAAAAAGAATTTATTAGTAGATTATAATAATAACCCAATAATAGATATCAAGTATAATACTATTAAATTAAATTTTAATAAAATATCTATAAATGAGTTTGTAGATCTAATAAATAAGTGTGATAATATAAGAAGAGAAACTTACATACCATAGATTTTATATTTTTTTCTAATGATAGAAAAAATATTTATAATTCAGTTAGTAAAAATATTTTTTGTAATTTAGATTTCTGGTAATATAAAAAAATAATATATAGCTAATTTATAATCCAATTAGTAAAAAGTATATTATATAGTAAAATGTATAAATCTTAAAAATACTCTTATTATTTTTCTTAATTACTTTTAAAATTTTATTACATCCAAAATAATTTAATAAATATCTAATACTAATCGGTATACTGATATATAATACAAATATTATTATAATTGAAAATATTAGTCTAATATTATTAGTTTTAATATATTTCATCAATCTCTTATTATAATTATATTTAAATTAAATCAATTTTACGAAATGTTATTAACAGTAAAAAAAATTATATATATTCCAATATAATTTTTTTAAACATGTACAATTTAGAAAGTATATAATTAATATAAAAGTTAGGTATATCACTGTTTATTTGTAATGATAATGTATATTCTTTTTTATTCGTTAATATTTGATTTGAATATAAATATTTCAAATAATCAATTTGATCATTCTCTATATTTAAAATACTATATATAAATATAATATTTTTATCAATAGTAATATTATAATTATCAACAACTAAAAATGATTCTATAAGTAATACAATCTCATTTGGTTGTTGATATAACATATCTTATATTAATAATATAACTTATCAATTTCGTGGAAAATAATTAACATCTATTAGATGGAGTTTCTGTTGGTATATAAGAAATTAAATTACATCCATACTTTACTGGTGGAGATGGAGATGGAGATGGGATTGGAGATGGAGTAGAACTTGGAATAACTGATGGACTTTTATTAGATGGTGTAATATAGGCATCAAAACAACTAGTATATACTTCACCCTTATTAAATTCCCAAAACCATTTAAAGGAATAGATTCCGGAGACTTTTACATCATCTAATTGAAATCCCAAAATACATGTAGATTTATCCATATTGGAGCAGAATTCAAAGCATCTCTGGTATCCTAAATAATCTATAACTCCATTAACATGATCACCTCCTAATAAATTTAATGATATAGAAAAATCTTCACTACCTGGTGAAGATGATCTTAATAATTTCATTTGTGTAGAAGGAATATATTGATTCGTACATATATCAGCTACATGGTTTTTTGATGGGTGGGTCGTATAGATTATTTGGTTAGATTTATAATTAGCCATTTTAATTTTATCATTATAATAAGATTCTTTATAAGAGTATTTACATTCAGTAGAATGTTGATTATAACCAGTTTCTATAGCAAATCCCTGATTATATTGATTTTCAAATGATCTAGGATAACCAAAGCATTTACTTCTATCAAATGTAGATAATTCACTTAAAGAATTTATACGATAATCTGAACATTCTAACCATGAATGAGATTTAACTTGTAGTAAAAAAGTAGTTAGTAGGATTAACAATTTCATTATATTTTATATATAAATTATTATCAATTTAATAATTTAGAATTTTAGTTAAAAATTGACAAAAATTAATCATTATAATAAAATTTCTGATTATTAGATATGTATATTTTATATTTTTTTTAAATATAAAACTATAAAATATAATAGATATTTTATTATTGATAGAATTAATAATAAAATGAAATTACAAGAACATCAATATGAGATTTTAAATTATTTTCTCCAAAATAAAACTCAAAGAGGAATGCTTCTTTTACATGGTACAGGTTCTGGTAAAACTATTACTTCAATAACTATTTCAGAAAAATTTAAATCTTTTAAAGAAACTTTAATAATTGCACCTAAGAGCTTACATGATAATTTTAGAAAAGAATTAAAAAAATTTGATATTAAGGAAGATGATGATAGATATAAATTTATATCTAGTAATGCATCTAATATGATCGATAAATTAACATCTAAGGAAGATATATCTGGTGTAACGATTAAAAATTTAAATTTAGATAATAAATTTATTATTATAGATGAAGCTCATAATTTATTAGTTAGTATGTTTAATGGATCTAAAAATGCTACACAGCTTTATACAATGCTCATGAATGCTAAGAATTGTAAAATATTATTTTTAACAGCATCTGGAATTATTAATAATATATATGAAATAATAATATGTTTAAATATTTGTAAAGGTTATATTTTTAGTGATAATCAAAAATACACTTTATACCCAGAGAGTTATTTAGATTTTGTAAAATATTTCATAGATCAAAAATTATTAGTTTTAAAGAATGTAAATAAATTACGAAATAGAATGTTTGGATTGGTTTCTTATAAAGGTGATTTATTTGAACATGAAGTTAATAGTTTTTATAAAGATATAAAAAGAACTATTAAGAAGGAAAACTATCCAGATAGGAAACCTATCAAAATAGAATTAATTCCAATGTCAAATCAACAATTATCTGAATATGAAATATCTCGAGAAAAGGAACGTTTAGAAACTAAGGCTGCTATTGGAGGAGCTTTAATACGAGAAACTATATTTAATAGATCAACTTCATATAGAATTAAATCCAGACAGATTAGTAATATATATTACCCTCCATTAGGAACTGTATTATATAAAAGTGAGAAAATAGATCAACCTTCTGATAAGGATAAAATACCTATTATAGAAGATTTAAGTACTGATAAAAAAGAAGATGAAATAGAATCAGATAATATAGAAAAGAAAGAAATAGAATCAGATAATATAGAAAAGGAAGAAATAGAATCAGATAATAAAAATGAAATAGAAGGCGGTAAAATTAAAATTAATAAAAAAGAAAAAAAAATACCTACCGATGAAGATGAGAGATTTACTAATGAGGAATATATAAAACGTATTAATGAAAATATAGAAATATATTCTCCTAAACTTAATAAATTATTTAAAACTATTAATCCTGATTATAAATGTATTGTATATTCAGCATTCATTAGATATGGAATACAAGCTATTGGAAATTATTTAAAATATAAGGGATATAGAGAGTATATTGTAGGAAAAGATATTAATCCTGAATATAAATATTATGGAGTATATACAGGATCAATTCCTCCAGAAAATAGAACAATTATTCTAAATGAATATAATAAAATAGATAGTCCCTTAAAAATTCTTTTAATTTCATCATCTGGTGCTGAAGGATTATCATGTAAGCATACAAGACAAGTATTTATAATGGAACCTTATTGGAATTTAGAACGTATTTTTCAAACTATGGCTAGAGGAATTAGATTTCATTCTCATAGCGATATGGATGTTAAGGATAGAAATGTACAAGTTTATATATTTTTATCAGTATATCCAAAAGATTATAAATCTCACACTGAACAACCTATATCTAAGGTAGTTAATAAAGATACTAATATAACTGAACTTCCGACTGATGTTTATTTATTTAAGGAGTCAGTTAATAAATATGAATTAAATCATGAAATGATTAAAATTTTAGCATCAGTATCAATTGAATGTGATAAATTTAATAAGGTTAAAAATATAGATTGTTATAAATGTGAGACCACTAAACCATTATATATTGCAGATATTGATAAAGATATGTCATATCCATCTCCATGTGTAATTAAAAAAAATATATCTGTAGAAGAAATTTTAATTAATGGTATTTATTATTATTTAGATACAGATAAAAATATTTATATTAAAAACGCAGATAATGAATATATTAAAGTAATAGATAAGGATGTAATTTCATATATTAAAAATAATATTAAATTAAATATTTAATTTATTAAACAGAGTTATCTAATAGATCATTAATAATACTTTCTAATTTAATAATTCTATCTTCTAAATTTATAATTTTATTATCCTTAACAGATAATTCATCATAAATATTTTTTTGATTTAATGCAAGTAGAGGAATAATTTTACCTGGACTGAATGTAAATTTACTATCTTTAGGATTAATAAATCCATCAGCTTCAATATCTTCCACCATACCGTAATGAGGTACAATTTGTACTAAATCATCAAAACCAGCCTTTTTAATATCCTGAGCAATATAACCATAATCAGTTTGAGTATCACCATTCTTCCAATTAAATCTAACTGGAGTTGTTTTATAAATAAAATCCTTGGCTAATTTACTAGTTAATGGTTCAATATCTTTCTTTAAACGTTTGTCAGAAGTAATTTCAACTTCTCCAGTTACCAAAATTCTACCATCAGTTCTTAAAGAATAATTAGCAGTAATACCATCACCAGCATCTACTAAACCATGAGCATTGGTATCATTGGAATATGCATAAGCTCCAGTAAATTGATATGATGTATATCCAACCTCTAATGGTAGATTAGTATTAGATGGAGAATTAATTGCTAATGAGCTTACTGAAATATTATTAATATTTGTAATATTTCTACTAGAATTTACAATTAAAGCTTTACTAGCAGAAGCTGTTCCTGCCGTTACTCCATCTAACACTCCAATTTCACTTTCAGAAATAACAGTAGAACCTATAGTTAGACTTCCAGAAATAGATAAAGCACTTAGAGTTCCGAGAGAAGTAATATTAGTTTGAGCTGCAGTTTGAATAGTACCAGTTAATGTAGACACAGTTAAATCATTAATATTTACAATATTTCTACTAGAATCTACTACTAATGCTTTACTAGCAGAAGCAGTTCCTGCCGTTACTCCATCTAACACCCCAATTTCACTTTCAGAAATAACAGTAGAACCCATTGTTAGACTTCCAGAAATAGATAAAGCGCTTAGAGTTCCAAGTGAAGTAATATTAGTTTGAGCTGCAGTTTGAATAGTACCAGTTAATGTAGAAGCGGTTAAATCATTAATATTTGTAATATTTCTACTAGAATCTACTACTAATGCTTTACTAGCAGAAGCAGTTCCTGCCGTTACTCCATCTAACACTCCAATTTCACTTTCAGAAATAACAGTAGAACCCATAGTTAGACTTCCAGAAATAGATAAAGCACTTAGAGTTCCGAGAGAAGTAATATTAGTTTGAGCTGCAGTTTGAATAGTACCAGTTAGATTAGTAGCAGTTAGATTTCTAAATGAACTAATATCTTTATTAGAATCTACAACAACGGCCTTATCTGCAGTAACAGTTCCTGCTGTTACTCCGTCCAATACCCCAATTTCACCTTCAGAAATAACAGTAGCTCCCATAGTTAAATTTCCAGAAATAGATAAAGCACTTAGAGTTCCGAGAGAAGTAATATTAGTTTGAGCTGCAGTTTGAATAGTACCAGTTAATGTAGAAGCAGTTAAATCATTAATATTTACAATATCTCTAAGAGAATCTACTACTAAGGCTTTACTGGCAGAAGCAGTCCCTGCTGTTACTCCATCTAATACTCCAATTTCACTTTCAGAAATAACAGTAGAACCCATAGTTAGACTTCCGGAAATAGATAAAGCTGATAGAGTTCCGAGAGAAGTAATATTAGTTTGAGCTGCGGTTTGAAGAGAACCAGTTAATGTAGAAGCAGTTAAATTTCTAATATTTACAATATCTCTAAGAGAATCTACTACTAATGCTTTACTAGCAGAAGCAGTACCAGTCGTTACATCAACATAATTTAATTCAGTAGCAGTTGCAGTTATTAAAGTTCCATCTAATGATAATCCAACAGTAGCTCCATCATGTGTAGTAATATCTAATATATCAACAGAATTAATATTTGGTTGAGCTGCTGTTTGAATAGTACCAGTTAATGTAGAAGCGGTTAAATCATTAATATTTACAATATTTCTACTAGAATCTACTACTAATGCTTTACTGGCAGAAGCAGTTCCTGCCGTTACTCCATCTAATACTCCAATTTCACTTTCAGAAATAACAGTAGAACCCATAGTTAGATTTCCAGAAATAGATAAAGCTGATAGAGTTCCGAGAGAAGTAATATTAGTTTGAGCTGCGGTTTGAAGAGAACCAGTTAATGTAGAAGCAGTTAAATCATTAATATTTACAATATTTCTACTAGAATCTACTACTAATGCTTTACTAGCAGAAGCAGTTCCTGCCGTTACTCCATCTAATACTCCAATTTCACTTTCAGAAATAACAGTAGAACCCATAGTTAGATTTCCAGAAATAGATAAAGCACTTAGAGTTCCGAGAGAAGTAATATTAGTTTGAGCTGCAGTTTGAATAGTACCAGTTAGATTAGTAGCAGTTAAATTTCTAATATTTACAATATCTCTATTGGAATCTACAATAAGTGCTTTATCGGCTGATGCAGTTCCAGGAGTTACACCTGATAATGCACTAAATGAACTAGCATCAAATGTGGTAGATCCTAATATTAAATCTCCAGATATAGTTAATGTAGATAGAGTTCCAAGAGAAGTAATATTAGGTTGAGCTGCAGTTTGGATAGTACCAGTTAGATTAGTAGCAGTTAGATTTCTAAATGAACTAATATCTTTATTAGAATCTACAACAACAGCCTTATCTGCCGTAACAGTCCCTGCTGTTACTCCGTCCAATACTCCAATTTCACTTTCAGAAATAACAGTAGCTCCCATAGTTAAATTTCCAGAAATAGATAAAGCACTTAGAGTTCCGAGAGAAGTAATATTAGTTTGAGCTGCAGTTTGAATAGTACCAGTTAATGTAGAAGCAGTTAAATCATTAATATTTACAATATTTCTACTAGAATCTACAATAAGTACTTTACTGGCTGATGCAGTTCCAGGCGTTACACCTGATAATGCACTAAATGAACTAGCAGTAAATACAGTTGATCCTAATACTAAATCTCCAGATATAGTTAATGTAGATAGAGTTCCGAGAGAAGTGATATTAGGTTGAGCTGCAGTTTGAATAGTACCAGTTAATGTAGAAGCAGTTAAATCATTAATATTTATAATATTTCTATTGGAATCTACAATAAGTGCTTTACTAGCAGAAGCAGTTCCTGCCGTTACTCCACTAAGAGTATTTAACTGAGATGCAGTTGATGTAACTAAAAATCCTCCTAATTTTAATCCAAGAGAAGATCCATTATGACCCGCAACATCAAAATTATTAGTAGAATCAATAGATGTTGTTAATCCTGATGATTTAATACTTAAATTTCCCGATGAATCAATTGGCATTTCGGCCTTAAGTAAATTAGTACCACTACTATATGCATCGTAAATAGTTAATTGATTAGCTACAGAATATTTATTTTTATTTACATATTCATTTATACTTGTTAGTATTAAATTGGCAGATGGAATAGTTTGAATAGCTCTGGAAGTAGATGACCATTCAATCTTAAATGTAGGAGTAGCTCCAATAGAACCTACCTGTAGATAGATAGGGATTCTAACATTTACAGTTGAAACAATACCAGTAATCGTAACTGCATCAGATGCTGATCCACCCCAATTTTGAGCTTTTAGATTACCATCTATCCATAATCTATATCTAGAATTAACAATTGTTAATGTATATGTATAAGTTTCTGTAAATCCAGGAATAATATAACCAGAAACTTCATGAACATTTGTTGTAACAGTTATTATTGATGAAAAATCAGTTGTACTAACAGATAATTGATTAGTATCTGGACTAGCAAATTGATTAGTACTAGATGAAACAGTAGCAGAATAAGAAACTACTCCAAGTTTATTAACTACATTTATTCTGGGTATAGATTGGAAAAGTTGAGTCCCAGTATATGTAGTAGATGAAATATTATTAGATCCAGTTGTTGTAATATTAGAAATATTAGTTAGTGCCCCCCCAGTAGAGGTAGGTGTAATTGTAAGAGATGTATATTCATTACTAGCACTTTTTCCTAGAAAACTAAATGCTGTATTATTAGCATCTATACGATTAATACGAATCTTTCCCATAAAATCACCATTACTACTTGATTCAAATATAATATCACTAGTTTGATTATTAGCTGATAATTTAGTAGATAATAATAATGCATATCCATTAGTATTAGCTGCTGCAATAGTACAACCATTAGTCGTAAATTTTAATGGGGTAAATACTGCTCCATTATTAAAAGTTGTAAAATCTACTATAGAATATTCACCACCAGCAGTAAATCCAGAAAATTTAGGATCTATTTTTAATAAATTTTTAGATGCATTTATAGAATTATAACCTGAAAATATCATACCAGCACCAAATCCACTACTATTATTAGATAATGTTAATGATGTATTATTAATACTTGTAAATGTAGAAATAATATTATTATTACTTGTACTACTATTTACGTCTAACGTTCCAGTTGTTTTAAGATTTAATACTGATACTAATGATCCAGTTCCTTTAATTTCTAATGGGGTAATAATACTACCACTAGATTTAACATTAAATGAAAATTTACTAGTTAATGTAACAGCAGTAGCACTTTCTAATATATATTGAATGGAACCTCCCATATTTGATGCACCGGTTGAATCTGGAGTATAATAATCAGTACTAATACCCAATCCATTAGATGCATTTCCTACATAACCATTTATTAATTGATTAATTGTACTAACAGTACTAGCTGATGAAGTAAATCCATTCATAGTAATTAAATTAGGTGTTAGTATTAATGGGGATGCAGATCCAGATCCATTAACTAATACAAAATCTAATTTACCACTTTCACTAGATGGCGTAACATTAGTTAAAGATGACTTAATAGAAGATGAATTAATAGAAGTTCCTGCATTATTAGGGGCATTAAATGCTAAATTTACACCAGCTCCAATTGCAGCAGTTCCACTATATATAGATTTAAGAGTTAATGCATTTTTATTACTAGTAGATGTAGCCATATCAGCGGTAATTAAATTAGTAGTAGAACTATCAGAATTAACACTTAATGAAGATAAAATTCCAACAGAAGTAATATTAGTTTGGGTAGCAGTTAGTAAAGTACCGGTTAATGTAGAGGCAGTTAAAGCATTAATATTTATAATATCTCTATTAGAATCTACTATTAATGCCTTACTAGCTTGAGCAGTACCAATAGTAGTAATATTTACATAATTTAATTGAGTTCCAGATGATGTTACTAATGTTGATCCTAAAATTAAACCCTTATCAACACCATTAGCATTTGTAAGAGTAAGATTATTATTAACAGTTAAATCATTGTATGTTCCATTAGATCCTCCACCAACTAAATCATTTAATTGTGTAGCAGTTGCTAATAATAAGGTTCCACCTAATGATAATCCAGAATTAGTTCCATTATGTGTAGTAATATTTAAACTACTTACTGATGTAATATTAGGCTGAGATGCAGTTTGAATAGTACCAGTTAATGTAGAGGCAGTTAAATCATTAATATTTATAATATCTCTATTAGAATCTATTACTAATGCCTTACTAGCTTGAGCAGTTCCAATAGTAGTAATATCTACATAATTTAATTCATCGGCAGTTGATGTAATTAAGGTATTATTTAATTTTAAACCAATTGTAGATCCATTATGATTAGCAATATTTAATGCATTGATCGAAGTAATATTAGGTTGAGCAGCAGTTAGTAAAGTACCAGTTAGATTAGTAGCAGTTAAATTATTAATATTTATAATATTTCTACTACTATCTGCAATAAATACTTTTCCCCCACTAACAGTTCCAGGTGTTGTATCATGTAAGTAATTTATTTGATCTGCAGATGCCCTAATCAATGTACCCCCTAATTTTAAACCTATTGTATCTCCATTATGAGTAGAAATATCAACATTACCATTACTAGAAGCTATATTCAAATCTCCTACACTATTTAAAATGAAGTCAGTATAATTGGTTTGTGTTCCTGTAGCAGTATTATAAAGAAGTCTTAAACAATTTCCAGATGCATCATTTAAAATTAATGTACGTCCAGTTACATCTGTATTAATACTTAGAGTAGATAGTCCAGTTAATGAACCATCAATATTTAATGAATCTAGAGTTCCAATAGAAGTTATATTAGGTTGAGCTGCTGTTTGAATAGTACCAGTTAATGTAGAAGCGGTTAAACTATTAATATTAATTATATCACGATTTGTATCTAATAAAACAAAATTATTAGCAGATGCAGTTCCTGCGGTAGATTCAGATATTAAATTAAGTCTAGCTGCTGTTGTAGTAATTAATGTACCCCCTAAACTTAACCCAGTAGATAATCCATTATGTGCAGTAATATTTAAGGATGCTACTGAAGAAATATTAGGCTGAGATCCAGTTTGTAAAGTACCAGTTAAATTTGTAGCAGTAAGATTACGAATATTAATAATATCTCTATTACTATCTAAAATAATTGCTTTACTGGCTTCAGCAGTACCAGCTGTAGTTAAATTATTATAATTTAATTGATCGGCAGTAGCTCTAACTAATGAATTATTTAAATATAATCCAGCACTGGTTCCATTATGTGTTTTAATATTAAAACTATTACCAGTATCTACTATAATTTCACCCCCAAATGAATTTAATTTCATTTTACCATCAGATGAAACATTAATGGTTGCAATATTTTCAGTATCATTGTATCTTGTCTGAATACAAGAACCATTAGCACTATTAACAACTAATTGAGCATCTGGAGATGTAGTATTAATACCAAGATTTCTAAATTTATCTAAATATATAGCAGGGGTATTATCAGTAGTTAATAAGACAGATGAATTTACACCATCAACATCCAATATTAAAGAAGTAGTTGCGCTACTAAGAGAACTTAATAGACCAATATCATATGTAAGTGGTTGAGTTAATGGTTGAGAAGACATATTAAATATATATATTAAAATATATATATATATATAAAAATAATATATAATAATGTGTATTATTTGTAATAATATTGATAATATTGATTTAGACGAATTAATTTATTTGGATTGTTCTAATTGTTCTCAAATACTTAAACTTCCAGATTACTTACCTAAATTAAAATATTTAATTATGTATGAAACTAAAATATCTAATATACCTAATTATACTAATCTTAAGGGACTATATGCGTATAATACACCTCTAAATGAATTACCAAACTGCTCTAAACTTACAAAACTTAATATTAATAATACTAATATATCAATTATACCATCTAATTATTTTGAATTAACTCATTTGTATATGAATAATACAAATATAAAAACTCTACCAGATTCATTATTTAATTTAGTATATATAGAAGCTAATAATAGTTTATTAACTAATATTTCTAATAAATTAATTAATTTAAAATCAATCTCAGTTAAAAATACTCTATTAAAACAATTACCAGAAGATATAAATTATGTTTCATATTTAGATATAGATAATACTGAAATAACTACAATTCCAATATCATATTATACCAATCTAAGAAAATTAAAATGTAAGGGAACTTCAATTGATATATTTAACTTACCATCTAATATAAATATATTTAGTTAAAAAAATAAAATATTAAATATTATTATAAAATTTAACTACTTTTGGATCTACCTTAAATGAATCTCTAGTTAAATTTTTAATAACTAATCTATCTAAAGATCTAACCCTAGATATTGCTACATATGACATATGATATCCAAATACATGTTTAAAATCAATTTCAATAAATGATAATGTTTGACCTTGAGTTTTATGTATAGATATTGCAAATGCTAATCTTACAGGTAAATATGAAAATAATATTTTAGGATACATAGTATTAATAGTAGATTCATCTAAACAATGAATATATGATATAGTAAGTATTCTTTTATTTATATCTTCAATTACAATTGAATCAGAATTTAATTTAATTACTTTTCCCATTAATCCGTTGATTATACCATTATTAGTATCTATGTTAAATGTTATCATAATTTGAGCATTTAATGTTAATGCTAAATCTTTTTTTATGTTTCTGGATTTATATATACTTTCCAATACCACTTTATTTTTTACCTTTTCAATAACAAGATATTCTACTACTTCATTATTATTATCGGTACATAATTTTTTAAATCTCTCATCATTATATAAATCTACTTCTTTATTAGTTGGAAATATTTTAGCAGGTTCTAATGAAAATTTATTATTTTCGTTATTACATTTAGATAATCTTTCAATCATATCATTTGTAATAAATCCAATTCTAATATTATTTAATATTTCTTGAAATTCTGTATCACCATCTTGTCTAAATGATTTATTTAAAATTATTACTTCTAAATTAGATCTTATCCATTCTCCAGATTCAAAAACATATCCCTTATCTTTTATAGGGCTCAATTGAAATAAATCTCCAATAAATATTATCTGAATTCCACCAAATGGCAATTCATTATTTTTAATTAATTGTAGATATTTAGATATCTTATTCAAAAAGTTTCGCCCACACATTGAGATTTCATCTATAACAAGTATTTTTAAATTATTTTTTAATTCATCAAATTTACATCTATTTTTATTATTTTTTAATCTTATATATAATTCTTCAGCTGATTGAAGAGCTAATCCAATTTTTAAATATGAATGAATAGTATTGCCATTAATTAATATAGCTGAAATACCTGTAGTTGATGTAATTCCTATATTAGTATTATCATAATTATTAATTTCTTTAATTTTTTCTACTGCCATTTTTAAGACTAATGATTTACCATTACCACCAGATCCAGTTAAAAATATATTCTTACCTTCCAAAACATAATCAATAAATTTCTGTTGGTCTTCTGATAAAATAATTTCTTTCTTTTGAGGTTCTAATAAAATAATTTTTTCATCATTAATAATTGGTTTGGTATAATATTTTTTTAACTCAGTCAATAAAATATTTTTATAATTTGGAATAGTTTTAAAAATTTCTAAAAATCTATCTTCAATATTATCTATTTTTATATCTTCAAATTTTTTATATTTATTAATAATATCAATTATATATTCATTAGATAAATCATTTTCCATACTGTTATATTATTCTATTAAAACTATCAATTTTGTAGAAAAAATAAAATATATTTTATATATAAAGTGATTTAATATACTCATAATCAATATTATTATTTTTAAATGGTAATTTAAATTTAGTTTGTTTAATTCTACTTATAGTCCATGTATATCCTCGGTTATAAATACTTTTATTTTTTAATAATTGTTCTGAAATATATATTCCTATATATTTATCTAATTTTATATTATCTTTTGGATCTAATACCTTAACTGCAGAGCATATACTAAAATCATTATATTGATAATAGCACATACCTGCCCCACCATCTCCAGAAATAACTATACATAGTTTATTTCCTTCAAATGTATTTTTATCAGGGTTAGTTATATTCTTTACACCGTTATTATTATTTTTAGCAGCTATACATAATACCTTATTAGTTTTTTTATATTCAATAGTTGGTTTAGTTAATATATTAAAATATGTATCTATATCAACTTCTCGTTCTATATTTGGATTAGATATAATTATATCTTCTAAATATAATAGTTTATCAAAATATTCTATTTGTAGTAATGATGTTTGTAAATTAGATTTATTAATAGAATAATTACTATCAATAGATAAGTGATACCAGTCTTCATTAAATAATAATTCTATACCATTATTATTTTTTATATCAGAATATAATTTATTTAATTTATCATTAAATAAATCTCCCTTAATCCAACCCTTACTACGTTTGCTTTCATACCCATCATCTCTATAATCTATAATTTTAGTTAGAGATTTAGTATTATTTATTTTTTTCTTCAGGTGAATAATTACAGTAGATATATTAGCTACTGGATAAAATAAAGTATTTCTACATATAATAATATTTAATATATTAGCTATTTCTAATACTTGTTTTTTATATTTATTATTAGATATATTATTTAGAATAATACTATTAGGGACAATAGCACAACATTCTCCATCATCTTCTATACTATTTATTTGTTTTAAGATAAATTCCCATTCATTAATATTAGTAGCATATGGTGGATTAATAATAGATTTAGTAGCTTTAAATTTATTATTAAAACAGTCTTCATTAATAATATTATAATTAGTAATATCTCTAATTATTAAATTACATTTTAATAAATTAAATAATTTATTTTGATATTCGCATCCAATTAATTTACATGGATTATATTTACTTGCTTCCAGAAGAAATGAACCTGTTCCTGTACATAAATCTAATACAGTATCACTACTATTAATATTTAATATCTTACACATAATTGATACTATATGTGAAGGTGTTAAAACTATTCCAAGAGATTTACTATCAGTATTTCCATATTTTATAAATTCAGAATATAATTCATTTAATAAATCTATAGATGGATATTTTTTATATATAGAATTAACCATTAATATTAAATTATATAAATGATCCAGATCATTAGAATTAGATAACTGGTTAAATATATTAATACTAATATCATATGTAGTAAGAATAGATTCTAATAATGAATATATATTATTTTTATTTACAATATTATCTATTACTTCTACCAATATATTATTCTTTAATCCAATTAAAATAATTGCCATAAATAACGGTTTATCTTCATTAGAAATTTTTGTATTCTGATAAATGTAATTATGAATTTTTGAAATTTTACTTTTCATATCTATATTATTTTTAGTTATATTAATACCAAATGTAGATAATTGTAATATTTTATTTTTTATAATATTACAATTACGATCAACATCAACTCGATATATTTCATATTCTAGTTCAGATATATAAGCTACTCCAAAGATAATTAATTTAAATTTATCTAATTTTAAATTTTTAAAATATATATTTAAATCTTTTTTAGCATTTGATAATTTATCTTTTTTACATTCAAATAAAATTAATATATTAGAATCGTAATAAATTCTATCAGGTATTCCAATTCCACTTCCACGTTTAGAACATCCATCTAAAATATATTTTAAATCAGTATGTTCATTTGGAGAATAATATAAATTATTAAATTTCTCTTTCTCTAATAATTTATATAGTGATAACTCAGAATGTTTTTCAGATAACATAATATTAATATACTAACTAATAAACTATCAATTTTTTAGAAAAAAAAATAAAATTACTTACTAATAGATTGTAATCTAAATTCTGTAAATTGTAATCTCATTTCAAGTAATTCTATTTTATGGTTAGCATTTTGGATATCTAATTCACTTTTATTTTTTAAACTTTGTATTACTAATTCACTTTCTAATCTCTGAGTGTTTAATAAATTTTCATATTTCTCTTTACTATCTTCTATTATTTTATTTAATTCATTTTCTTTGGATGGAAATAATTCTGATACTTGTCTAAATATCTTTTTTAATCTTAATCCTTTACTTGGATTAAACATTATTAGTTCAGTATGATTTTTATTATCAGCGTTATAATCAAAATTAAATCCATCTGATTTAAGTAAATTTTTCAGTAGAGACTCAGCTTTTGGTAGATTAGATGGAGATAATAATATCATCCATTTAAAATCAATGTTAGAACTAAATTTTCCATATCCATCTTTCTTATTAGAATGTTGTTTATATCTATTATTAATATCTTCTGAAAGTCCATATTTACCGATATTAAAACTTCCATAAACATCAGGTGGATACTCTTCTTTAGAAATATTCATATTATCATACAATTCATTAAATGTTCCTAGATTAATATAATATAAACCAGATAACTTTTCATTTAAAATACATTTAAGTAAGTCCTTAGATAACTCTTCTCTTTCGTCAGTAGAACCAAATTTATGAGTATAAACTAAATCCAGAATCCAATTAAACATCAACTGAATATTTTCATTTCCAGATTTAGATACAAATATAACTCTTATAAACCCTATGAGAGTTATAAATACATTATTACGATCAATGTTAATTTTTGAGGATTCCAATTGTGCGCCTTTGTCGCACAATTGATTTCCTAATATTATATAGTCAATCTCATATTGATACTTTTTACGATTATCAATTAAATTTTTAACCAAACTCTTCATTCCAAAGAACTCAGCTAAATCCTTAGCCTTGAATAAAATTTTATCTTTAGATCTTTCTCCACGGACTTCAATTTCAAATATTTCACCATTAACATCTTTAAACTTTTCATGATCTTCAAGAGTAATAATTGGTAAATCAATAAAGTTAGATTCACAATCAATAACTGATTCTACATCACTTTCATCTTCAATGTCAGATTCAATATCATACTCTTCATTATTAATATCAGGAAGAATTTCAATTAGTTTCATTAATTTTTTATTTTTCTTAAGCTGACTTATCTTTACAAATACATTCATTATAGATGGTTTAAATTCTTTACCAGTAATATCTATATTGATAATATTACCAGCATTCTTACCACGTCTAACAATTATTATATAATCCAATTTTAATTCTTGAATTAATTTTACTTGATTAGAACCTCTTGAAATTTTTTTATAATAATCATTAACTCTTGAAGCCAGAATATATACATCTTTCTCATGTTTAAAGATTGAAGTAAATTTCTTAGTAATGGAAATAATATTCATTTTTAGTTTTAAGTTATCTTAATTGATATATTGGTATAATATTATCAATTTTTATAAAAATATATTATGTACTTAAGCAAATTTAATCTAATGTTATGAACCTTCTGCATAAAATATGTTATGTTTTTATATTAATAGAACAGGAAATAATTTAAAAAAATAAAAATATATAATCTATGGTATGTAAGTTTCTCTTCTTATATTATCACACTTATTTATTAACAAATTACTACAGCTTAATGAACGAATTAATTAATATATTAATTTTATACAAGTATAAAGCTGATGATATTTATTATAATTATAAAGAAATAAAAAATTAAATACTGAATTTAAAAGGATTTATAAATTCTTTAAAAGATAGTTGTTCTATAACCAATCTAAATATTCTTTTAAAAAAGTATATTGTAATTTTTCTGTTTTTTTTAAAAATTTACTTCTTAAATCATTACAATCTCTTAATTTATAAATAATATTAGAGTATATTTTTAATCTAGATAAAACTAAATCCCATAATTCGTCATCTTTATAATTTTCAAAAATTTCAGTTTTTTGTTCATCGTCTTTAGATTGAGTAAAAATGATATTGGTATTTTCTAATAGTTTTGTATAACTTAATAATTGAATTTTTTCATATAGCGGAATGAAATCAAATATTCTATTTTTTCTATTTTTCATTTCATTTATATATATTTTTCCGTTTTTATTAATTAGTCCATCTATTTTACCACAAATTAAAAAATTATCATAATATTTTATATAACATTTTAAATTATTATCATATACTTTAATATTTTGGGTTTTCTCTAATATATTTATAGACTTATTTTCGGTATTATTTCCGTAATTACAATTAATTTTTTCATTTATTTCTCTTTTAATTTTATCTTTTTTCTCGGTAGAGATATTACTTTTATTAATTACATTTTGTAATTTTTCACTATTTAAATGTAATGAATTATTATCTTTTATTTCACTGTTTATAATATTATTAATTTCTATTATTTCATTTATATCTAAATTAAATAATAGTTGTTTTGTATATTCTTCATCTGATATAAATTCAATAGAACCATTACCTTCATCAATTTCTTTTAAATCATTTCTTTTTTTATATAAATTTTCTATAAAAATTTTAATAAACTTTTCGTAATTTACATATTTATTATTACCAGTTAAACCTGCAATCTGACTACTATTAATACATAACATTATTATATTAATAATAGTTTTATAACTTTAATTTAAAAAAATAAAAAGATATAATCTATGGTTATCAATAGTTATTATTCTTAATTGGTAATCACTATAATATTTAAATACTTTCTCTAATAATAGATAATATTTAGCGTAATCCTTAGAGTTTTTAGCTCTAATTAGACATAGTTTAAAGCAGACGGAGTTAATTTATATTGCTTACTTGTATTATTACCACCATGTTTACCTAATCTTGGCTGTACAACGTTGTACAGCCAATAATCTGTATTTTCAATCAAATTATTGCTATTTAATGTTTTTAATATGTCATTACTTCTACTTATATCATTAACAACTTTATATTCTTGCAGTTTAATATGATCAATACAAAACTGATCTTCTTTATTACATATATATTAATAATAGTTTTATAACTTTAATTTAAAAAAATAAAAATATATAATCTATGGTTATCAATAGTTATTATTCTTAATTGGTAATCACTATAATATTTAAAAACCTTCTCTAATAATAGATAATAGTTAGCGTAATCTCTAGAGTTTTTCGCTCTAATTAGACATAATTTAAAAGCAGACGGAGTTAATTTATATTGCCTTTGGTTATTACCACCATGTTTATTATCTTGCTGTTCCACGTGGAACAGCAAGTAATCTGTATTTTTAATCAAATTATTACGCTGTAGACATTTTAAAATATTAGCACTTGTACTTATATCTATAACTACCTTATATTCTTGTAGTTTAATATGATCAATACAAAATTGATCTTCTTTATTACATATATCTAAGAAATAATCCATAAATGAAATATCTACAGTATTATAGAATTTAGAATGAATAGATTTAAAATAATCTTTTAAATCTATTTTAGTA